TGTAGAAGGAGAAATTGAGTCATGGAAAGATTTTGAAGACGGTGATCAGATCCAGGTAAAGATCGATGGAGATATGTATCTAGTACATTCTTCAAATATTATCATGATTGATAAAGATTAAAAAAAGAAAGGTAGGTAAAATATATGAAGTATTACGATAAAGCAGGTAAAATTCATAATTCATTAGCAGGAGCAGCATTCAGTAATTTTCGAATCAAAGTAGACAAGACCATGAAGGATAAAATTCCTGGATATGGTTTAATGAAAGAGGCAAAGAAATATAATAACGAAAATATTGAAGACGATGTTATTGATGCTGAATTTGTAGAAGACAATACAGATGATTTGGAAGATAATAATGTTGTTACAAACGTGACAGATGTAGAAATTGATTATGAAAATGGAAATCTTGTTTCTGTTGACGGTGATGGAAATGTAGTTGCAGAAGATCCTATTCCGGAGAATCTCCAGAGACAAACATGTACAGATCTTTTCATGGATGAAAGAGATCCTAATCCACGTAAAATTTATACAGTTCCTTACGAATATAGATGTCGCTGTGGACTGAAGAAATCTCCATATGTATTGGACGAGACTTGTAACATTTGCGGAACAAAGATTGATATTCAAAAAGAAATCACTGAATAAAAAATATCTTAAAAGAAAGGAGGGAATTCATCCCTCCTTTCCTTTTCCTCATATTTTCTTAATGATAATTATTTTTAATGATAATTATTTTTTATCTTTGTCATCCGCTTTAACAGCTTCAAGACCTTCCAATTCAGAAGGAATCTTCTTGTCAACTACGATCATATAGCACTGACGAGCATCCTTCCAGCCGAAATGAGTGATGAACATATCTTTTACACTCTGTGTAGTTTTAATGTAGAGAATCTTATATTCTCCAAGTTCATCTTTGAACTTCTCATTAGCATCGTCAACTAATTTAGAAATATTACCTTCTTCAGTATCACAGATACCGATAACCTGCCATAATCTTGCCTGAAGAGCTCTAACTGCTGCAGGAGAGAAGATCAATGATCCGACACCAATAGGCATAGTAATTGCACCAACAATCAATCTAGACCAAATCTTAGACTCTCTAAAAGGAATATCATTATTCTTCATGAATTTCTTGAAATCATCTTTGATCTTTTCAACAATATCTTTGATGTCTTTTTTGTCAGATTTATCAACTCTCTCAAACATAGGTCCACTGATAATAGAGTTGTAAATAGCTTCAGCTACAGCTGCTTCAGTGAATTCTTCCTGATCCTGTTCAGTTGTAGATTCAACAATTGTACAGCTCTGAAGAATACCTAAAAGTTCATAAGACTCTTTAAAGCTCTTCTGAAGATCTGCAATTGCAGAATTGTATGCTTCTTTAGTAATAGTGGAACCTGCAGGAATAGAAGGACCAAATTCACCACCCTCAGGTTTTGCAGTAGGTTTTTCTGTGAGACCACCAGGTACAGATGGACCCATATTTTCTACACTTTCGTTCAATTGCATATTAAGAATGTCATCATCTTTCGCATTCTCAAAAATGCCTAAATTAAATAAACCATTCATATTAACGTCTCCTTTACTTTAATAAATTTAATTGTTAGTCTAAGTTAACGACATGTTCTATTATTTATCGTTCTGTAAACCCATAATCTGTAGCAACAAATTCACCATTTTTTCTGATACCAATATTACCCCAATGGATATCAGTTAGTGATATCTTTAATCCTGCGTTAATTCTTGCATCATGAATATCATCTAATAATTTATCATATTTCTTTTGGTGGCTAGAATCATGGCGATCTACAGTATCAGTATCTACCAATTCCATAGATATAACGCATTTATTTTTAGAAATGTTTTCAACTCTTGTCAACAAATGATCAGAATTATTCTTTTTGAATGCGTCAAATACCATTGCTTCAGCATTATTAGATCTAACACCATATTGAGATAATGCAACTTTAATAGCTACTGGTTCATTTAATGGGAATAACGCTAATCTTGTTTGACCCATTTTAGGTCTTCGTTGATCTGCATTTCCTCTCATACGTTTACTACAAATTGCAAATGTATTCCAAGCAATATATTTTGGAGGAACATTTCCAGTTATACAACCTTCGACGAATTTAGATAAATCTTCATTATTGTCAATCATCTCTGCATACTTAGCATCTATCTCATAAATATGATTCATACATGTGGTGATAGCGTTAATACCGAATTGAAATCTCCAAGATACATCAGCAATGAAATTTAGAGCTTCACGAACAATAACACTGTTTTCACCAGGAATGATACTAGGATCATCATAGAAAGATAATGCCTTATGAATATCTTGAATAACTTTATTTACTTCTTCAATATTCTTTATATCTGCAACGAATTTGTTAGGTACAGAAGCACCAGTATTCCAATATTGTTTAAATTTATTCACTTTATTGACAAATTGAGTTTCATTAAAAATACCACCTTCATATTCTTTAGCATTTAATGAAGAGATAATATCTTTAAGTAGATTTAGTTTATCAGGATTGATAATCATATCAAAAGTGAATACAATAGCATTCCAAGAATTATTTAACGGAGCATGTCCAGGTACAGCATTTCTACCTCGGTTAACCATATTGGAATCTTGAACATAATTTACTCGAAATAAAAAAGAACTTCCATCTATTTTACATTGTAAATCTTTATATGCTAATGTGATATTTTCTGTATGATCCGTTTTATCATCACCAACAATTGGATTGAATGGAATACTGATAGATTTTTGTTCACTTACACTTTTATTAGATTCCAAAGATTTATCATTTGCTGATATTAATGTCTTTTGTGATTTTATACTTTGATTATTAGATGGAGATTTAAATACTTCATCAACAATTGCATCTACACTTTGAGTTTTTCGTTTAAATAAATTTTTAACCCAATTAGTGAAACGATTCCACTGTTTTGCAATCCAAGTAAATATCTTTTTAATTGTCTCCATAATACGAGTTATAAGATTTTTCTTTGTAACTGGTTTGGAAGTAGCCTCTGATAAAACTTCTTCCATATATGATGTTCCATCTTCAAAATAATTAATGAAAACATCTTCCTTTAAAATGTTTTAACATTTTAAAGGATTAAAATCAAATTTTTCATTGATTACTAAGTCAATATTATTCATTTTATCCTCCTTAAAATATAAAAATAAAGGGATCTAAACAATCCCTTTATTTTTTATGAATAGAATACTTCCATGTCATCTAGACGAATACATGACAATCTACCACCATAATTAGGATAAGCTGCTCCACAATCAATTCCAATAATGTCGTTATCTTCATAGATTTCCATTGGAGAAACTTTATTTTCATCCTGATGCAAATGGATTGTTGGTGTGTGACCAAATATAAACTTAACCTTTCCTTGTCCTGAATCTGCTAAATAATGTACTGCTTCACGATCCCATACGCAGAAGAATGCTTTTGATTCTTTCAAATCGTCTCCAAGTGTTTTCTTGAATTCATTATAAATGATCTCTGGTGCCGCATGACATAAAACAAATTTTTTATCTCCAGCTTCAGTAATGATGTTCAAAGGAAGTTTAAGTAGATAATTGATGATTTTAATCTGTTCGTCTTTATTCAGTTTTAACAACGATTTGTGAGTAATACCTCCTCCATTATGATACCATAGATCACGATCTTCTTTCAGGTTTATAACCTGATCTTTTTCGTATGGAAATCCTAATGAAGACAGCATCATGTATTCGTGGTTACCCAAAATCATTTTTGCGTTTGGCATATTCATAATTCTTTGAAGAATATTAATGCCATATTTACCTCTGTCAACTACATCCCCAAGAATAAATAATTCATCTTCGTCAGAAAAGTTAATCTTCTTGAGAATAGAATTGAACGCCTCTAAGTTACCGTGGATATCTGATAAAACATATTTCATTTTACACATCTCCTTTTCTTATTATTCTATATTAATAATATATCTTTCTTAAGAAAAGAGATGCGTTAATCAATTATTTGCTAATTGCTTTAAGAGAAGTTCTATGAGTAAAACCATAATCCAGTGCAACTATTTTACCATTCTTTTTACCAACATTGAAAACGTGTAAATCTGTAATAAGGAATGGAATATTATGATCTGAAATTAATTGTTGCATTTCTGTTTTCAATTTTGAAATATCGTCCTGTTTCACTTTCAGAGGATGGATAATCTCAACTCGTTCAGAATCAATTATTACATGATCATTATAATCTTTATTACAAACTGCAATTAAATGGTCTCCATTATATTTCTTATACGCATCAGATATCTGATGTTCTGAGAAATTACTTCTAATTCCCCAACCGGATAATGCAATCTTATGAACAATTGATTTATCTTCAGGGAAGAAAGTAACTCTAGACTGACCCCAGCAAGGTTTATTAGCTTCAGAATCGGTTCCTCGAATTTTCTTAGAACTAATCAGATATGTGTTATATGAAACATATTTTGAAGGAATACCATTATCAATCATTTTCTTTACAAATTTTGATAATGTTTCAACAGAATCAATACTTCCATAATATGATCCATCGATTAAAGCAACTTCCTTCAAAGAACTAGTAATAGCATTCATACACATCTGCATAGCGGCCAATATACCTGATATTGCATTTAATGTAAGAATAATAAAACTGACATCTCTATCTTCTTTAAATGAAGAGAAAGGATCATCAATCTTTCTAATTATTTGATCTGCTTCATTTAAACTTTTCTGAAATGTAATTAATTGATCAATTGTGTATTCAAATGTTTTATTCATTTGATCAAATTTCATTTGTTTATCTGAATACTCTTTAGTAAACTTATTACATTTATCCTGTAATTCCTTTGTAATAACATCTGCGTTTACTATCTCATTTAACAGATCTTTGATTTTGTCAAATTCTGCAGGATTTTGAATATATTCCATACATGATAAAAATGGACCCATTGTCATTGGCGTATCCTTATGACCTTTAATTTTACCATGCATTTTATATCCCATTTTCACTGCATTCCATATAAAGTTAAATTTGATCTTTTTATTATCCATAAATTCAACTAGTACTGGTTTACATACTAATTCAATCTCTTCATCAATTTTAACTTCAGAATTATCATGTGATGGAATTTTAATTCTCATATTGTTAGCGAAATTTTTATCAACTTCATGTCGAGGAATATTCATTTCTATTGCTAACTGGTCTACTGTCTTCATATTCTGTCTGAGAATTTTTGTCTTACAGAAGTTAATAAATTTTGTCCATTGTAATGATAGCCAACCAAAAAGTTTTTTGATTAATTCCCATAAACGTTTGAAGATATTTTTCTTAGATACAGCTTGTGATGCTTCTGTAATCACATTTTCTAAGAATTGTACACCTTCAGAAAATGAACAAAAATCTTCACGTATCATATCTAATGGATCACAGTTAAATGATTCCATAATAAATGCATTTTCGTACATTTCATTTCCACTCCTTCTATTCTAGATTATATATCTCTTTGATCATATTGTTAATATAATCATGTGATACTGTTATGAGAAGACGGTAAGTTCTATGTTGATCCGGATTAGTCAGATGCAACTCCCTTTTATACCAATCAATATAGAACATCTCATCATCTAAAATTTTTCCATTCTCACGGAATTGAATTTTAATAAATCTATCCATTGGAATCCCATATTGTAGATGATAATCAATTACAGCATTTAATGACTGATTTAAAATATTTTCAATTGAAATAGAACTTTCTTCCATTTTCAATTTGAATATAGGCCATCCTAAAATAGTCCATCCAACAGGGATTTCAAAATCATCAAGATTAATTACGTCTGAAAACATTGGTACAATTGCTTTATTTTCATCATTATTATTTACTACCACAGATTTTTTCAAATCAGGAGAATTTAGTGTGAAATAACCAATTGTATTAAACTCACAGCGTACAGTAAATGTGATATCAAAGTTCCTTCGTACTTGTCCATCTTTTACTCCAGGTCCTGCTTGAGGGTCTTGAATAACTGTATCAATATCAGCAATGTAATACATAAAGAATTCATCTGAATTAGATCCCCCTTTGAGTTTATACGTAATAGGATGATAAAACATACTATTCATCAATGTTAAGAAATCATAAACAGAATTATTTTCATCCTTTACTGGAACTTTAGATAGATTTCCAACTAATTCACAGAATCTCTCAGGAATATACAATTCTAATGGAGCTTTAATGAATTGATTATGTCCAATTGGAAGTGTATTGAATAAATAAGACATCCAATTGATTTGTTCTGAATAAGTATTAAACGATAATACTACATCCACATACATAACAGCACGATTATAATGTCCATGAATATATAGATTCTTTTGACGATGTTTAGCTAATTCTATTAATGATCCATCTCCCCATAATGCATGAGTATTAGTAATTCTACTATTAAGTAGAGTATTTCCAAGAAAACGATTGTCTTCTTGACCAAATACAACTCTTGGAACTAATACCATCATAGGACATTCTTTTTTGTGTAATTGATGAGGTAAATGATTTAACTGTCTACTTGCAAGTGTGGTACTAGCAGTAACTGTCTTAAATAAATCTGCTGGAAATACGTCTAATAAATACTTTTCTACTACACTTAACACATTTCCATATGTATGAGCAGCAGATGTATTACAGATAGCAGTTGTATTTCGTATATGCTCTCCATATGCAGCTCCGCTATTCTTTTCATATTGCATTCCAACTTCTCTTATTTCAGGATTCGATTTATTAGGATTTACCTGATAATCACGTGGTAACATATTTTCTCACCTCTTTTCCGTTAATAAAACGTACGCAAATTAAATATAAAAGATTGGGGAATATTCCCCAATCTTTTATATTTTTCTTTTATATTTTTCTTTCTCTTTTAAAGAAGACTTTCATTATTTCTTTTAACATATTTGGATTATAAACTTTAATAATCGGATAACAAAATTCAGTTACATTTTTGAATCCATTAACTCGTAATAATGCTAACCATAATTCTGTAGTTCCATATAATTCCAAACTTAATAACTTTGGTTTATAAAACATACTTTCTGGAACTGTATACCATTGAATAGTACTTTCGAGTTCTGCTTTATGCTTTAAGAAGAAATCATCAATTGGAATTCTGTATATATGATTTTCATCGTTAATATCTCCCACTAAAACTGTATCGTAGATGTTATGTAAAGATATTACTTCTTTTTTACCATCTGTAATATATCTATCTACATAAGTTGTATTTGCCATTATTATTCACCTCCACCAGGTAGAGAAGAAGCATCACCTGCATTTTTATTATGACCTCTGATAGCTGCTTCAGTACCAAAATATCTATATTTCATATTAGGATTACCACCTAAACATTTTAAAATGAATTGTCTGCCTTTTTTTGTATTATCCGTTCCGCCATAGAATTCTAATGGAGCTCTACCAATGAACTGTGTCGTTAGGTAATTTTGACACTTGGTAGTTTTAGCAAATGATAATTTAGTTTCATCATCATTTAAAAATATAGTATTATCTATAACTTCAGGTATTTCTGAAGCTTCTTCGAATGGAATATTAGGCATTAAAGCGTTTGCATGTATTTTATACATTCCAATATCAGTAAATTTATAATCCTTCGCAGAACGACATGTACTTTCTTCTGCAACTCTATTCACGGAATATGTTCCATTTATCATTATATCAACTCCAATCATTTATCACTTATTAATTAGAATTGTTTATAATAAAAGAATAAAACAGATGCGTATGACCACTTGGTCATACGCATCTGTTTGTAGCTTATCTACATTTTACAATGAATTATGCCTTTTTGCCGTCCTTTGCACCAGAACCGATTTTAGTTTTGATGTAACCTTCTAATGCATTCAACATTCTCTTACGATAGCTCAGATATCTACTATATACACTAATTGTAGCTCCAACACAACCTACGATAGTTGTATAAGCTTCATTCATCTTAGCAATATCTTCTGCATTAGGTGTTTCACCTTCAGCTGCTTCAGCAGGCTGTAACATCTTTTCGATTTCAGGTTCCAAAGCTTTAAGCTTGTCTACGAACTTCTGAATCTTATCATAATTTGCCTGAATCATTAATCCGGAATGCTGTACATTCTTACTTGCACCCAAAATAAGATCTTTAACGTTGTCCATATGGTATTTCTTTTTACCCTTAACCATCTTCTGGCAAACCTTGATCAAGTCTTCAATAGGAATAGCACAAACATCTGTACTACCACCAGAAGATCCATTCAACTTAACAAGTTCATTAGAAAGAACTACACACATGTAGAATTCAAACAAACCTAAATCATTACCCTTAGGTGCATCAGCAGCATATTTCAACTTCAACTGATCTCTGAAAGGCTGATACTTTCCATGATAAGGAACTGTATTATCCTGACCATCTGCTTTATCGTTCCAGATATCTCCCTGAATCTTATTGATTGTTTCAATATCTTCTCTAGTTAATTCAATACCTCTTAAAGATTCAAGAACTTTGTTAGACTGCTTACCAACGTCCGTTAAAGAAGCTGCACATTTAGAGAAGAAGTTAATGACGTTTCTCCACAATTTTCTGAAACCATTTCTAATTTTTGTAATAATAGAAACTTTCTTAGCTTCTTTAGCTTCCATAATAGACTGAACAGTTGCATCATCAACAGATTCAGCAAAGAAGCTTTCAGTCAAAGTAATGTTTTCTTTGGTAATCTTTTCCTGCTGTTCCTGCATAAATTCCTGATTCTCTAAGAATCTTTCCATTACAGAAAGTTCAGAGCATTCTTTAAAAAGGTCGTACGCCTCATTGGAATGAGGATACATACTACATTCAACTACAAGGTCTTTGTAAGTCTGTGCCATAATAATTATCTCCTTTACTTTTAAAATTTAATATTGTTATAGACTTGGATTACATTAGTGTTGAGTCTGAGGCAATAGTTCACTTGCGGCATCTCTTGCCACTGAACTATTATTAGTAGTGGAAACCATTACTAAATATTTCTGAGCTAAGTTTTTAGCTTCATCATATTCCTCTTTCTGAATATTAACACTTGCTTGCTTTTTAATAGCAGCTGCTTTCTTAAACATCTGCCACTGTTCAGTATTCTTTTTCTGTGCAATTAATTTTGCACATACATTGATTAACTGAGACATTCTTGTTTCATCATCGAAACTAATGATATTCTTTTCAGTTAATACAGCTGCTTCAGATAAAGCATCATTCTTCTGATCAGAAATATCTCTTTCAAACTTCTGAGAGACAAGTACTGGAGTGAAGATTTTATTGAGTTCATCCATCAGTTCTTTTTCATCATAAGATGAAGATTCTGGTGAATCATTACTCACAGGTAGATCCTCCATATTCTGATAGATTCTAGGATCTACCATATGTTCCATGATACAATTCATTGCTTCCAACATAGTAGTCCAAGTCATTAAGTTACTTTTCATGACTCCATTATCAGAAGTTGCAGAAAGATGATTAGGATTATTATGTGGAATATCAGAAAGATCTTTACCTTTACTATCCATACTATCAAGAGTGTCATCTAAAAGAGATTTATAATGTTTATTGATCTGATCATCAGATGCTACTCCACCAGTCATAGAATCTTTAAAACTCATTTATGAATTTCCTCCCTTCCTTAGTTATTCCATAACTTATGAAAATGTTTCATTATTGTTCAACTTCCTTCAGATCTTTTTCTTCAATATTGAACTGATTTACTTTGTTCTGTAAAACGTCATCATTAGAATCAATATTAACCTTATTAATGATCTCATCCAATTCATCGAAATCAAATTGAGCTAAATATTTCTTAGCCAACTCTCTTCTCAGATTAATTTGTTTCACAGTAGGATTTCCATCTTTGTCTTCCATTTCATTTTTAGGATAGTAAATCGCCATAACCATTTCAACCATACTATTGAAGTTTGTGATCATTTCGGATGTAATTACCAATTCTTGTTGTTTGATCTCATTAAACTTAAATTTGAAACCATTGATGACCTCTGCAGGCATATCAGTACTACTTCTCATAATAGCTTGATATAATTTAGTTAAACCTCTATTCATATCAATTTTATATGAAGATACAGTTGATAAGAATCTTGTATTTGCCATTTCCAGAGTTTTAGCAAAATCAACTTCATCTATTGCATTAATGATTAACAAGTGAGGTACACCTGTACCAGATAATGCCTGTCGTCTTTGTTGTTCTAGGAATTCAATGTTGATTGGATTTGGAACAGCTTCAATTGTATCAGTTTCTAATGCCTTATAATCGTTACGACCAGCAGGAAGAACCATTTCTCCCATACCACCGACTTTATTTAACACACCTGAATAGGAATAAATATCATCAATGGTAATTCTTCTCTGTTGGAACTTTCTCATAGTTCTCTGAATCTGGGAAGCATAATCTTTATTTAATCCAGATGATTTTAAGTAGTGAATTCTAGTCGTATTATTATTCAATGTATAAAGCATATTATACATATTTAACATTAAATACATACGAGCTGGGAATAAACTAGGTTCAAGAACAGAATGTCCTCTTCCTTCTTCATCTTCATTAATAATGAGACGAATTACTTCATTTTCTGGGATATAAATAAAGGAAAGTTTTCCTTCAGAGAATTTATGTGCCATTATGATTTCAGCAATTTCATTCTTCAACTTAATGTTTCTTTCCAACATTTTCTTGTCGAATGACTTGATAATCATATTAGCTAATCTATCAACCATATTACGATCTCTCACATAATTCTGATATGACAGATCAACTATACCATTTGGATTAGCAGAGTTTGTCTGTAAGTCCATTGTAGTAGAAATGTAATAATAACCAATTACACGTCTATCCATACGAATTGGAACAATTCTTAATCCGTCAAGATACTTTATATAACATCCTTTAATTTCAGAATATGAACTGAAATCAATTGCATCCTGATCAATATTAGCATATGTACCTTGATTAACTCTGCCATAGTTAGCTTGTGCTTCCATGAAGTGCTGTCCAGGATAATTGGAACTTTTTGTAGGTCGTGTTTCTTTATATTCTTTTAACACTAACTCAGCAAATCCTTCTGGACCCATTTCTGACATCATTATTGAAGAATGATTATACACTTCAATATTTTCAAGAATGCATCGCATGTTATTCTTAGTAACTTTATCAGGATTGAAATCATTTCCACTAATTCCAATTTCATTTTCAGAAACCTTTTTATCATCTGAAGAATCTACTTTACTAATGGATGATACAGATTCCATTAAAATATTTAAATTTTCTTCAGAATACAAAGATTTCGAACCACTGAAACTACTCATCACGTGATTTGGTATACTTTCTCTAAAAGTTTCACCTAATGCAGAAACTTTTTTATTTTTATTTTTACCACCAGAAAATCTAGAATCATGTATAGATTCTAATTCTGCAAATAGTTTTGCATATGGAACTACTTGGATATACATCTCTCCATGCATTAATGTTTTAGGAACAATAAAATTCTTAATAGCCATTAATAAATCATGACGAGTTTCAATTTCTTTAGCTTGTGTTTCAAAACTTTCATCATCTTCATGATTTTCAAATAATAAAGTTCTTGAAACTTCACCAGTTGAAACATTGCATTCAATGATTGAATCTCTTATAACATTTATAACATCATGCATTTCAGGCATCTGAGTGCAGATATTATAAATATCTCTTCTTAACAACAATTCACTTTGATTCAATGTATCAGCTGACAAATAATCCGTTTTAATGTTATTTAAAACATTCTTCATCATTGATTTATCATGTTTTTCATCGAGATCAATATCTCTCATCTTTTTGATAAATCCTTCATCATCAAATGTAGAAGAATTGAAAGTTTTTAAAGCTTTATTCAATGTACTTGTAAATGAAGATGAAATATTATCCAGATCATCTTCTTGTATATTACCAACATCCTTAGTTATATCTGCTGATAATTTATCAATAAAATCATTTAAATTTGCAGGCATAAATATCGATTAACTCCTTTCTTTCTAGATTTACAATGAAATGTCAATCTATTTAGTTGTTATAATGGAGAGGACTGATCAGTCCTCTCCATTATCTTATTCAGAGTTAACGGATATTATCCATAACCATCTTCTTAGCATCCTCAACACTCTTTGTCAAAGCTCCAAGTTTCTTAAGAATTGCATCCCTTGCATCAGTTGTAGTTTCTCCACCAGCTGCTTCTGGTTCAGAGTCCATTTCAGCTACTTTATCTTTTACTGCTGAAGTGACTGGGTTATCATCCGGAGGTGTATCATCACCAACAGGTTCTGCAGGAACTTCCCCTTCATCTTTAGGAGGTTCTTCAGCACTAGTATCACCAGCAGGAGCTGGTTCTTCTCCAATGCTAATAGCCTCGCTTAGTAAATCAAAGTTATTATTCTCTAATTTAGGTTCACTCTCTTTAGGAGGTTCTTCAGCACCAGAATCTTCATCTTCAATTGGTTGATCCAAGATATCGTCAGTATCAGAACTACCAATAGGAGCTCCAACTTGTTCAGGTTCTCCATTACCTGCATCACCGAAGCCACTATCAATTTTCTGAGAAAGAATATCGTCGTCAGCAATTGCTTCTCCAGCATTTACAGGAGGAGTAGGTAATACATCTTTCTGAGTGTTTGTAGCAAGGTCTAATTCAATACCAAGAATATCATCAACACCTGCTTCAATAGGTTCACCAGTCTGTTTTCCAACAGGTTCTGGTAGATCATCGTTTCCAGGAACGACTGGATTTTCTGGTTCATTCACAGGTTCTTCGTCTTTGATATCAGGATTTTCAATTTCTTCAGGTCCTTCATTTAAAATGATAGCATCATCAAGATCTTCATTTTCCAATAATAGATCAGCTGCTTCCTGATATACTTTCTGTTTTCCAATAAGCTCTTTAATCGTATTAAGCATTATAACTGCTCCTTTCATTTTAAAATGTGATTTTAGATTCATTGTATATATTCAGACACAAGGTTATTAGTAAGTCGTTATTATTTAATCCATTATTAATGTATATTTACTAAAATTTAATAAAAAATAAAAGGAGGTTAAGATTATGATTAATCCTAGAGATATTGAAGGCAAATCCGATGAAGAATTAAAAGAACTCCTCGGAGAAGACTTTATGGACGAAGTGTCCAATAACAAAGGAGAGGAGGATGATGACTAATGGCTGCTACACAGAAATTCTCAAATAGTGGTTTAATCTGCTATACAAAACTTAGTCCAAATCATTCTGGGCTCAGAACACATAATATCGAACAAATTGCAATTCATACGATGGCAGGAAACTGTAGTGTTGAAACTTGTGGAGAAATTTTTGCTCCAAAAAGTAGACAGGCTTCTTCCAACTACGGCATTGGATCAGATGGTAGAATTGCTATGTATGTAGAAGAAAAGAATAGAAGCTGGTGTACTTCTTCTTCTGCAGTAGATCAGAGAGCTATTACGATCGAAGTAGCTAGTAGTGTAAACAGATCTCCATGGCCATGTACAGATGCTGCTTATGAGTCATTGATTGATCTCTGTGTGGACATTTGTCAGCGTAATCCTCACATCAAGAAAATTATGTGGGTAGGGGATAAGAGTTTACTTAATAAAACTGATAAACAGAATCTTGTACCACACCGCTGGACAGCAAACAAGAGTTGTCCAGGAGATTGGTTATATGAGAGATTTGATGATATCAGAGACGAAGTTAATAAGAGATTATCTTCTAATGGATCAAATGTCAGCTCTAATACAGCTACTGTTATTACAAAAGAATCCAATGAATCTTATATTTGGAACTTCTTAACAGAGAAAGGTTTAAATGCATATGCAGTTGCTGGTATTATGGGTAACTTGTTTGCTGAATCAGCTTTAATTCCTAATAACTTACAGAATACTTATGAAAAGAAATTAAGTTTAAGCGATTCTGAATATACTTCTAGAGTAGATTCTGGTAAGTATACTAACTTTGTTAAAGATAGTGCAGGATATGGTTTAGCTCAGTGGACTTATTGGTCTAGAAAACAGGCTTTACTTAACTATGCGAAGAAAACTAAAAAATCAATTGGTGATCTTCAGATGCAGTGTGAATTCTTATGGACAGAAATGCAGGGTTATAAGAAAATGATGACTGTTCTCAAGAGTGCAAAATCTGTTAGAGAAGCTTCTAATATTTTCTTGACTGAATTTGAAATACCTGCAAACATGGGTATAGAAGTACAGAATAAGAGAACCTCTTATGGAGAAAAGTATTATAAAAATAATGCCAATACTTCTACAAGTAAACCAGCATCTTCTACTACAAGTGGTGCTAAAGTTCCTTACTTAGTAAAAGTTACTGCAAGCTCTTTGAATATCCGTAAAGGTCCTGGTACAAACTATGGAATCAACAGAGCTATTACAGATCGCGGAACATACACAATTGTAGCTGAAAGCTCTGGTAAGGGTGCTAGTAAGTGGGGCAAACTTAAATCAGGAGCTGGTTGGATTAGTCTTGATTATTGTCAGAAACGATAAAATGACAAAAAAACAATAGGGATGGAAATACCATCCCTATTGTTTTTTTTGTCATTTTATTTTTATTCTTTGGAGGATCATATTTCCAAGTTTTTGGAATAGATGTGGTTGATGGAACATATGATGGATTGTCTTTATACTCTTTATCATACTTACCTAGAAAATATTCTCGCCGCTTAATATCGAAACCATATTCCATATTCCATAAGTAGCATGCCATTTCCCAGTTAGTATAATTTGGAAAATCTTCATGATAATCCATCAGTAAATTTCTAATTTTATTCAAATCAGTTTTTCTCACATACCAATCAATGTATTCATCCTTATGATATTCCATTTTATTATCTAAGAAATGAAATCTGGCAACTTTTGTTTCGCCACTTTTTAATTTTGATGAATTGAATACTTTGAAGTATGGAACTCCTATACGTTTCCTATCAGGGTTAACTTGAATTCTGAAGTTATGTTTTCTATCAATTGTAACGGTAGCCATCTCTGTAAGATATTCAGCTGCTTCTAAATATCCTTCCGGTTGCAATGATAAAAACTCTTCTCTACTCATTAAATCTGTATATAATTCCAAACATGATTCTTTCTGAATACTAAAACGTTCTTCTTCATCATAATCTACTGAAATTAAATAGTCAGATTCATAAAGTTTATCATAATATTCACCATTCAATTTTACAGATTCAACGATACCTATACAATCATGCCAATGATCACCAATTATTTTAACAATGTCTCCTTCTTTAAATTTTAACATTCATATCATCTCCTTTCTATAAAAATAATATATCATCAATGGGATCATATGATCCCATTGATGATATATTGATAAATTAATTCTCTAATACAGCTACTCTTCGGAATAAACCACAATGACAAAGTCCTATCTCGTTACTTTCTCTAAACTCTTTACACATACATTTTGTATCAGGAGTCTTTTCAATAACACAAGGACAATATCCATCGTTTTCTTTAAGCTTTTTCTTAATAAGTTCTACGTGTTCTTTATCTTCATTAGCAATAATTTTAGTTTTTACATTACCAGATACAGATTCTGCACTTATTTTGAAGGAATCTATAATTTTATTTAATCCTTCAAATACATGTAAAACTTTACCATCAAGAGATGTTGATACTAATGTAGGGGTTTTTGTAACATTTAAAGCTCTTGCTAATTCGATATTTGCAGCTCCGATAATTACATCATATTCGGTTCCATGGTTATCAAGGAACTTCTTAGCTTCTTTACAGTTAGGGCATGTAGAAGATACAAATAGAATATTTGATTTAAAGTTCTTGAAATAATCTTCAGATATTTCCAAAGTATTTTCTTCTTTTTTATCTTGATTTAATGGTCCTTCATGAGTTAACTTCGAAGTAGTAATGTTATAATTCTGACGATCATCAAATTCCTGTGTTTTACCATCATTCCAATTCTGTACAGGACGATAGTACCCAGTGATACGACTGTATACTTCTGTAGATTCACCGCAATGAGGACACTTATATTGTTCACCTACTAGATATCCATGATTTTTACATACAGAATATGTTGGACTTAAAGTAATATATGGAAGTCTGTAATTATCGGTGATAGTTTTTACAAGTTTAGCAGCTGATTTCCAATCAGATAATTTTTCTCCTAAGAAAGCATGGAATACAGTACCTGAAGTATATAGAACTTGTAATTCATCCTGTACATCAAGAGCTTCAAAAATATCATCTGTACATCCTACTGGTAAATGTGAAGAGTTTGTATAGTAAGGAGTACCATTTTCATTAGCACTGATAATATCAGGATATCTCTCTTTATCATGTTTTGCTAATCTGAAAGAAGTTGATTCTGCTGGTGTAGCTTCAAGGTTATACAGATCACCATATAATTCTTGATAATCAGATAATCTATCTCTCATAAAGTTAAGAACAGCTTTTGCAAATTCTTGAGATTCTTTATGAGTTAAATCTTTCTGAATCCATTTAGCATTTAAACAAGCTTCATTCATACCAACAATACCAATCGTAGAGAAATGGTTATCTAATGTACCAAGATATCTCTTTGTGTATGGATATAATCCAGCTTCAAGAAGTTTAGTAATAATCGTTCTTTTCACATTTAAACTTCTTGCTGCAAGATCCATCAAATTTTTTAGCTTTGCATAGAATTCATCTTTATTTTGTGATAAATATGCAATTTTAGGTAAATTCAGTGTTACTACACCGATACTACCTGTAGACTCTCCACTTCCGAAAAATCCACCCTGTTTCTTTCGCAATTCTCTTAGATCGAGCAATAACCGGCAGCACATACTACGGATATCACTAGGATTTAGGTCACTATTTACGTAATTTGTGAAATATGGAATTCCATACTTAGCAGCCATTTCAAATAGAAGCTTGTTATTTTCAGTTTCAGACCAATCGAAATCTTTTGTAATAGAATAAGTCGGGATGGGATACTGGAATCCTCTTCCATTAGCGTCTCCTTCAATCATCAATTCAATAAATGCCTTATTAATCATATCAATTTCTTTCTGACATTCACCATATGTGAAATCTTGTTGTTTTCCACCAACGATGGCAGGAAGATTTTTCATATCTTCAGGACAAGTCCAATCTAATGTTACATTAGAAAACGGAGCTTGTGTTCCCCAACGAGAAGGAGTATTTACACCATAAATGAAACTCTGTAAACATTGTTTAGTTTCTTTATAAGAAAGATTATCAATCTTTACAAATGGTGCGAGGTAAGTATCAAATGAAGAAAATGCTTGTGCACCAGCCCATTCATTCTGCATGATACCTAAAAAGTTTACCATTTGATTACATAAAGTTGATAAATGACTTGCAGGTGTAGATGTAATCTTTCCAGGAACACCACCTAGTCCTTCTTCAATTAACTGACGTAAAGACCAACCAGCACAATATGCCGTTAACATACCAAGATCATGAATATGGAAATCACAATTTCTATGAGCATTTGCAATGTCTTGATCGTAAACCTCTGACAACCAATAGTTTGCTGTTACTGCACCAGAGTTAGAAAGAATTAATCCGCCAACTGAGTATGTTACTGTAGAATTCTCTTTAACTCGCCAGTCATTAATTTTCAAATACTTGTCAATTGTCTCTTTATAATCAATAAGAGTGTTGTTTACATTGCGTAATTTCTCTCGTTGTTTTCTATATAAAATGTAAGCCTTTGCTACTTCAGTATATCCAGTTTCAGAAAGCACATGTTCTACACTATCTTGAATATCTTCAACACTGATTTTGTTTTCAACAATCTTTTCTTCAAAATCAGAATTGACTCTGATAGTGATCAATTCGACTGTAGTTGAATGTACCTTTTTATTTGTAGCATCGAATGCTTTAGTAATTGCAGAAATAATTTTATTGATATTGAAATCAACAATTTCTCCGCTACGTTTGACTACTTTAAAGTCGTTAGTTGAAAAATGTTCCATTATTTTACATCTCCTTTTTTAATTTTGATTAATATATTGAAATGACTTTTTTAAGATTTAAAGTCATTATAATATACGAAAATAAAATTGATAGGTGTGGGAAATTTCCCACACCTATCATTATTCTTAAGATACAACGATGTTCGGTTTATTTTCTTCAGTAAATACCATTGGTTGTCCACCATCATAAAGGTAATATAACTGAAGTTTATCTTTGTGCTTATTGCCACTAAGCATAATGTTGACATTACTCATGTTAGTAGTTGCAGCACCGTAAGGCTGTACTAATAGGATACCTGCATATTCAGGATATTCTTCATTCGTTTTGTAATATACATTGTTTTCAATATAGATATTACATTTTGCATCACCTTTGGTACCAACACGAACCGCGTTACTGGAATATTCAAATACATTATCACGGATGTAGATATTTGCATTATCTTCTACATCATAGATGTTGATAATGTTGTTAGAACATACAGATTCTTCAAAGTAGTTATTAGAAATAGAACTTCCATCAGTTAATTTCTGAACAAGTTCCATACCGTTGTAATAGCTACCTACTTCAGAAGTAACATTTGTACCAAAATAACATCCTTCAATTACAAGTTTAACTGGTTCATTTCCTCTAGCTAAGCAAAGATAAGATTTTTCCTGATAAGGTTCAATGTCTTTGATTACACAGTTTTCAAGTGAAACTGTTCCAGCTCCTGAAGTAAGATTTAAATATGCTTCTTTAGTAAGTGTAATACCTTTCAAAGAAACATTTACATTTTCAGCGATATTGAAAGATCCACTAAATACAGTACCAGTATCTTTACCCTTGAAAGCGACTGTGTTAACTTTGATATCAGGATTGCTACCTAAAATCTCTACATCTTTAGTGATATTAATTTTACCACTGACATCACCAGTAGGAAGATTTACAATACCAGATTCGGAAGAAGTAATAGCTTCTTCAATTGCAGTTGCACTCATCTGAGTTACAGGAATTTCTTTATCTGCAAATTTAACTAACTTGATATCAATTTCTTTCACAGATCCATCTTCAATGAATACAACTTTCTGAGGAGTCAACATAGAATCAGAAGTGATTGCAACAATCTTTGCAGTTACGTTCTTATCAACGCCATTATCCAAATCAAGATAAATAAACTGCTGATAAATACTTCCTTCAAACAGATCAAATTCATTCAATCCATTGTCAGAAAGTTCAACCTCCATATGTACACCATACTTCAAACCAACAGACATACGTTTTACAACATCACCATCAGGTTTGAATTCAAGAATTTCTCTTACAGGAACATTGATAACTTTAGAATGATATTGTTCAGAACAGTCAAGTGAGATAGACTGTAGGGTTACATCTTCATCAAAGTAACTCTTTACGTCATCAATAGAACTGTAAACGTGTTTTACATTTTTCTTAGTGAAGCTAATCTTATCTAATCGACCACTCACTACAGCAATGTCACCATTAAGAGCATATCGTAAATTCTCAATAATGTCTTCTTTTTCAAAGGCATCTGTAGTGATATCACCATTTTCATAGATAGTATTGATCATTAACTTCAGCTTCTGAGATAAATGTGTTTCAATTACTCTTGCCATTTTAATTGTCATCCTTTCTTTTTAATTTACTATATTTACTATAGGTTATCAGCTTGTTTCACAGAAATCGTCATGGACTGGAATTCCAGTCCATGACGTTACAGAACGAAACCAAAAATTTCAAGCATAATTTCAGTTATGTCATTAGCAGTCATCGGAATCAATCCATAGTCTGCTAAAGTTTTGTCACCTATTACAGTTACACCATTAAGTATTGGAAGTCCCAAAAGTTCATCATAATTCATATATTGTAACTCCTCTCATTAATATTTTTATCAATGAGTTTATTTATTTAATACAGGAGCTATCTTTTCATACATCTCATCAATTAAATGATGCTGACCGTCATTAGAAGCAGCAACTGCTAACTGATCTGCTCTTTCATTGAATTCGTGACCTGTATGTCCTTCTACATGATTCATGATCAAGTTAATATTCATTGATCTCAGCTGGTTCTGAATATTAATAATTTGCTCCCACAGATCTTTATTTTTCACATCTTTTGGTTTCTGACCATTGTAGTTAGATGTCAGCCAATTATTTGATTGCCAGCGAGTAATCCAATTTTGTTTAATTGCTTTTACAAAATAATCAGAGTCAGAACTCAATGTAATCTGAGTTGGAATATCATTGATAAATATACCATTCTTTATTTCATGAATGATTCTATTTAATCCATAAATTCCTGCCATGATTTCCATTCGATTGTTTGTACTCAAACGAAAACCTTGATTTCCTTCAATAGTCTTAGTTTCAGGCATTCCTTCAAAGTCATCATCTGAAAGCTCGGTATATTTGATAATATATCCAAGACCTGATGCTCCAGGGTTACGTAGACTTGATCCATCTGTAAATAGTTCAATAGATTTATTAATCATAATTAATAAATACCTCCTTTGATTTATTATATTTTTATGTAATTTTATTTTCGTTAGTTTATAATGGAGGAGAAAATTTTCTCCTCCATTATTTTAGTACTGAGAAATTTGTTCGTTAATAGCCTTTTCTGCCTTGGTGACAAGTTTCTTGAATTTTGGATTATTATTCAATTTAGTAATTCTCTGTAATAGTGCAGCTTCTGTCTTCTTATTCTGTTTAGCAACTTTCTTTCGTTCAGACTGTTGCATATTTTCAGTAGTCATATTCATCTTACGACGGAGTTCCATAACATTAATACCGTTGGACTCCATAAGTTTAAAGAATTCTTGAAGTTCTTTATCTCCATATGTCATATAACGTTCACCAACAGGTCTCTGTTTAGCAATCTCTTCACTAACCACCAAATCATAGATAAATACGTCATCATCATTAGCCCAAGATCCATCGAATCGAAGATCATCCCAGAAACTCTTCTCTTTCTTTTCAGGTTCAAAGATACTATTTGTAATTAACATAGTTCTAGGTGTATAACTATCACCCTCTCTATTGTTAGGATTACTTTGAATCTTTCTGAGCATATCATGAAGACTTTCTTTAGCATATCTTTCTTTCTTACTAAGTTTCTTATTTTTCTTCTTAGAATTGAATGTCTTCCTATCATAACCTTTAATCATTCTAGGTTTGATATCTTTAACTTTCATTTCAGGAGGAGAATCGACATTGTTCTGTAGGTATTCGGCCTCTTCAAGAGAAATAAGTCTAAAGAATTTATCTTCTTCAGATTCTTCTTCACATTCTTCTTCACATTCAATATCGTCGAATTGATCATACCAACTATCATATTGTTTCTTTGGATCTTCTTTTACTAAATCTTTTGGATCTAATTCTGGATTAGAAATATAATTGATAATTAAATCCATATTATATTTATCTAATCCTTTCATTCTTGGCATTATAATAGAATTAGAATAAATAAATCCATCTGAAACCATTTCAAAAAATCTTTCTTTGCTATGCATATAGTTATCTTTAGATTCTAATAACTCCCATGCATCTACAACTACTCGCATAGCTTCAATGTACTTATCAATCTGACGATATGTTTTCTTTAACCCATTGAGTTTCATTCGAAGTTCAGCCAATGTATCATTCTTTACTCTTTCTTCATCACTGATATGATATACATCATTTTCACCATAATCATGTACTATTGTAGTTTCACATGATTGGCGAATTGCATTCATCTCACTCTCAGTGTATTTATATTCTCTTCTTTTCGTGTAACGTTTGAAATGGACATCTTCCTCAATTTCTATTGGACCTGTCGGAAGTACAAATCCATTTTCATCTGCCTCACCTTGATCTTGTTTCATTTTTACAATTTCACTACTTGTTAGGAAATCTTCATTATCTTCATCATCATAATTATATGAATTTCCAATAGTAGATGAATCTCCAAATGCTCCAAACAAAGCTTCTTGTTCGATCAAATCTTGATATTGTTCAAAAGTACTTTTAGCCATATATTAGTCACCTATCCTTTCTTTATTTCATTATTTTAATAATATATAAACAAGAAAGAATTTAATATATTAGAGGAATCCAATTGGATTCCTCTAATATATTTTTTAATATTAAATCTTTCGACCTTTACTATGTGCTTGCTGAATATAACGATACTGTGTTCTAATTGATCCAGTAATGATTTCAAATAATGTACCATATTGATTCTTAATAGCTAATTCGATTTTACTCAAAGCTAGCTGACTTAAATCAACCTGATTCAATACTTTATTTTCGTTATTATTTTGCTGTGTAGTTTGAGGTTGTTGTGTTTGATTTTCAGTTCCACCGGTTAATGTAGGTGGTTTCTCATCAGGTTTTTGTTCTGTGCTTGGAGGATCAATCTTCTGTCCAACTATTTTAGATTTGATAGTTGTAAGAGCCTGATCAATTCTGTTATTCAATTCAGTAATTCCTTGACGAGTCTGATCACATTTAGCCACATTTTCAAACCAAACATTTGTTAATTCTGCTTTAATCTCTTCATGAGAATTCAAGGTTTTAGTTTTTAATTCAGTATTAGAACTACTAGGATCGATACCAAACAGAATCCAGTTTCTATATAATTCATTGATCTTCTTTGCTTCAATTTTGTCATTATTGAATATCTTGTTAAGATCCATTTTTTCAGTTACATACAAATTATGGATATATTTGTCCAGAGACTCCTGAGATTTCAATACATCAGAATTGAAAGCATTTAGTTTATTAATCAATGTATCAATATGACTGATGTATACAGAACTTTTATATGGAATAATATTTTCCATAGGAGGTGTAAAAGTCATCTGTGTTAATGAACTTTGATATTTCTTACACCATTCAATCGCTTCATTCAATTCTCTGTTTGTCCAGAAAGTATCCCATTTCTTTTTCAAACCAGCAAGCCACGCCATAAGAGCGTTTGCAACATCTTTAATATTTACAGCTTCATTATAATACCAGAAGTCTTTCATACCTGGAAGAGATTCTACATATTCATCATACATAGTCATTTCTTCTAAAGATGGTAAAGAATAATCATCAATAAGATCCAAAGGAATACGAGTTAATTCAGGAACACCACTCATCATATTATGACTAGAGCTGAAATCAGATTTCTCTCCACCAGGAATTTTTATTGTCAAATCATTTATTGTATTTGCAATTTTGATATTACGAATTTCATTGATCTTCATTTCAATATCTCTAGCTTTATATAAGAAAGCAACGTTCAGTTCTTTATAAAGTTCAAGAATGTTTTTAGCTAATTCTGTAGCTGTAGTTAATGCAGAATTGTTATGCTTCGGATTATTTGACTCGTGGTTCATAAAGTCTTCAATGATATGGAAAGACATTTTAAGTTTACTAAGCATCTGAATAATAAATTCACCTAAATCAGAAGCAAGTTTCTGATATCCTTCAATAGTTTCTTTTTCAGGTTTAGTACCACGAATAACATGTAGCATTTCCTGTTTGGAAGTAGTAACATTTTCAATTGCATGTTTAGGTGATAAAGTCATTGCATTTAAAGAATCTTTAATTCTAACTAAATCTTGGAAATTTCTGCTATACAACTGATCAGCATATAATCTATTAGACAAGAATTCTCTTAGCTCATTAGAAATCAATTTAGATCCAAAATAGTTATTTTCTAACTCCGCAAGTTCAGGTACACCAGCCGGATTAAATGAATCTCTCTTATCTGCAAAGAAATTGTATGATCCAATGGATTTTAAGAACTTTTCATAAACCTGAGATACTTCTACAAGTTTATGAATATCTTTAAAAATAATTTCATTTGCATCTCTCATAACAGTAATCTCATTATCAGAAGGAACTGATTTAATATGAGATTTTACAGATTCATTATAACTTCTAAAGAAGATATAAGGACATACATATTGAGAGATTGTATAAATACGTGTAGCATATGCAGTTAATACATAATTCATGTATTCAACTACATGATTGATTACGGAAATCATTAACTTTGGTTCAATTGATCTAATCTGTAAATGTTTATTCAAATCATAAATGATATATTCGGCTGTCTTCTCAATAGATTTGTAAATTTCTTTTACATCCATCTTTTCAAATAAATCTTTTCCAGAGATAGATTTAAATAAAGCTGCTTCTGCTTTGCTGGCTTTCTTTCTTGGACTGAATTCATTACCTAATGTAAATACTTCATCAAGTAGACCTGCAACGCTATCTGCTCTACCTTTAAAAGCTTTATTCACAATATATTCAAAGTAATCTTCAATATCATCACTTTCTGTAAACTTATGATTTGTGATTCCTTTAAATATACCATCTGCAAATAATATGATAGAAGCAAAATCATATTTACAATATAAATATGATTTAACATCTTTATATTCAATTGCATAAGGACCTTCAGAAGGATCACAACTATTCATACCGTCAGTAATTTTATCAGCATATTCAGACCACATATTCAAGAAACTACTAACTTCTCCCATGTAATCTTTAATAACATCTTTATTGATGTCTTCTGACATAATAACAGCTTTGAATATGTTTTGCTTTAATTTAGAAGCAGCTTTTGTTATTTCATGAACAGATTTTCTGAGATCTGTATCATGCATCATTTTAAAATCATATTTAGAACTCATTATTAGCACTCTCCTTTTATTTTTATATTCATGAATTAACTTTCTGTCTTAATACGCATACTTTTCATACTATTATTAAAATACATATTACATGTATTATAAAAATTTCTGCAATACCAAGATTAAATCTATATTAAAGGGGTGGTTACCATATGAAAATATACAGATGTCAACATTGTAAATTCAGTGTCGCTGTTAATAAAAATAAAAAAGGTATTCATAGTGCTAAATATATAATGGGTCATCATTATGAAACTAAACATAAAAACCTGTTACCAGAAGGAATGAGTGGTTACAGATGGTTTTATTATTTATTAACAAAAAAAGACAGAGGAAGTTGTGTCGAGTGTAAAGGTGAAACTGATTTCAATGAGATCACTATGAAATATTCCCGTTTTTGTAATAATCCACAATGTAAGCAAAAATATAAAGAAGAACGAGATCGTAGAATGATGGGTAAATATGGCAAACTATATTTACTTGATGATCCTGAAATGCAAAAGAAGATGCAACAAGGAAGAAAAATAGCTGGATCATATACATGGAGTGATGGAAAAACAAAGATACCTTATTTAGGCACATATGAATTAGACTTCTTGAAACATTTAGATATTAATTTACACTGGCCTGTTTCCGATATTATTTGTCCATCTCCTCATGTTTATACATATGAATACAAAGGAGAATCTCATTTCTATATTCCTGATGCATTTATCCCATCAATGAATTTAGAAATTGAAATAAAAAGTACGGAACGTATGTACAATCAAAATCAAGAGAGTATGGAAAAAGAAAAAATAAAAGATGATTTAATGAAGTCCTGCTCTAATATGTTTAACTATTTAAGAATTGAAAATAAAAATTATGCTCCATTTGAAGCATTGATTATGAAGGAGGATTAAGAGACATGATTCAGTATGATAAGAGTCAATATTATATTGACTTCAGTGATAGGGATAACTTAACTAATGATGAGAAGAAAGCATTAGAAAATATTCAGATGTTATATCGCCCAATAGAGAGAGTGGAGTACCTAATTGAATATCGGATCACTGGGAAGATTACATCTGATGAATTTGAAAAAATGACAGGATTACCATATGATTTCAATGGATAATTATAAAAATAAAATGGGAGGTCATGACCTCCCATTTTATTTTTATTTTTCTAATGACAAGTTAATCTGTATAACAGTTAACCCACTTATATTTCCACATATTTCCAGCACCTGTGATCACTGCATAATCCTGATATGGATGTTCCTGATGTTCTCTTGTGTCATGATTATTTTCTTTCAAGAAATCGATAAATTCCTCACGAGTAATGTCTCTGTCGAATGTAAAATCAATCATTCGATATCCGTCTCCATAATGAATATGTTTAACAGAAGTCTTTTCGTCAATTACCTTGAAAGGAATCTTTTCAGGAACAACTTTTTCATCTTTAATACACTCAGATGTAGGAATTAAACTGTACACGTTAATGAGATCATAAATAGAACCGGACTCTGTAATGATAGTAATGCCATTTTGTAACTTTTCGACATGAACAACTTTTGTTGTCAACCAGATACATTCGTTGTTAGTAATATCGATAAAACCAGCACGTTTGTAGTAGTCATCATGAACTTTGCTATTGGATTTAACTTTAAACAGTTTACCATTGAGAATCGCTTTGTCACCACTGAGTGGATTTTTAAGTGTATAAATATTCATATTTTATACCTACCTTTCTTATTATTCTATATTAATAATATATTAGAGAATTATAAGAATATACGTTAATCAACGTTGAAGTTCATATTGTCAAATTGTTTAATGTCTGCATTTCCTTTACACATGATATTGTATAGATATTCATCTTTCTTATACTTCTTAACCATTTTGAATCCACATTTATTATACAAATTCATTGCTACTTCGTTATCAGATTTTACAAACACATATAGTCCTTTATTTGGATTCATTTCAAGAATAATATCTTTATAAATTTCATCCAATAATAAACTTGCTAATCCTTTGTGACGATATGCTAATTTTGTTTCAACATCATGAATCAATATCCAGTCAAATCCAGGCATATCATAATCAACAAATTCTATTTTACAAATAATTTCTTTATCTTTCTTATTTATGATATTATATTCTCGACGAAATTTCAATATCATAACATCTTCAGCAGTGACGCTTTCTTTCAACACATCTATTTTCTTTCTTGGAAAATCTGGATCTTCGTTATTATTCTCATGATAATTAATATTTAAACGTGTATAGTCAGGCATTACAAGGTTTCCATTTTTATATTTAAATACTTTATAAGGATCACCAAACGTTGAAATATAAGTGTCTGCAGCTCGCTCCCAACATGTTTCTGATTTATTTAGAACACTTTTTATTGGCGTATTAAAGAATACTACTAATGCATCAATTTCATCTGGACTAAGAATTCTAGTATTCTTTAAATGATGTGCTGAATAAGTAGCACTATTGAGGGAAATATATGCAATTTTATTTTTACCATTAATGAATTCAATATGAACATGTGGATCATTAGTTCCTTCATTACGTTGCATAACCTTTATTCTGAAACCGAATCCTTTACGTTTATAATACTCATCACACTTATTCATATCAGGAATAATTTCAGCCATTTCACCAAAGAAGAAATCATATCCATCAATATATTCAACATCGTTACTATTATAATTTACAATTAATTCAGCATTCTCTTTTGCATTAATCATTGTAGATTCATAAACATCCAGAAATTCATTTACATATTCCATCAATGCTTCATTCTCTGGAACTTTGAATATTTCACTTTGATAAAACCATTTACGAACACCATCTTCAAATTCTAATAAATAAGCAGGTTCAGTTGATACTGAAGTGAGTTGATGATTTACTTTCGAAATGATTCCATATTTATCAAATGATTTACCATTACTTTTAATAGCTACTTTGTCTTTTAAATTGTATTCTACTTTCATTTTATTATCCCTCTCTTAAAATATTTTTAATCATATTTCCCTTTGCCCAAAAATAATCATTTAGGATATATAAGATATATAAATATAATATATAATTTAAGAATAATTAAAGAAGGAGGGAAATTCCCTCCTTCTTTAATCCTTTTATTTATTAAACCAGTCTTTTAGCATTGATTGTGTTTTATTACGAATGAATCTATCATTGATAGGCTGAACGTAAGTATTAGCTCCTTCGGTGATTACGACTGAATTACCTGTTGAAGTTAAACCAACAATATCTTTTTCGTCTAAACCAAAAGATTCACATATCCAATTGGCTTCTCTTGAATTAGCAGCAGCCATTTTTGCAAGTTCAGGTAAAAAGATAATTGTGCAACCAAGCTGTTTAGAAGCTTCTTCTACAGACTCCTGAATTGGTTGATTAATTTTAGCTTGTGCGAGTTTATGTGAGGGGTACAATACCCAGTCATATCCGATTAATTTTCGGACTCGGACCACTGGTTTTCCATAAGTATTGTCAAGAGAGCCTAATACCCTAGCACTAAAGCATGGAATGATTTTTCCATCAACAATTTTAATAGCCATATTCATACCTGCATCAGTACCTGAATCTGTTTGAATAGATGCTTCAAGAAGATTACCAACGAGACGAGGTCTTCTAATATAATGAGAAGATCTTGTCATATCTATATTTGATATACGTTGAATAGTTAATTCTTCACCTTGATATGCTGGAGTAGGATGATCAATCTCACCCATCCATGAATTTTGTTTCAACATAGATTGAATATAATCATCATTATTGATACAATCCATAATATTTTGAGCTTCATAAATACGTCTATTTCTATTTTGATCACCAAAAGATTGAAGAACAGCATCAAATGTAAGGTAGAATCTATTACCTCTATCATGGACTTCATATCCAAAATTTCCAGCGTAGTCATCATCAAAAGAAGTCTGCTCATGTATATAGCAAAGTGTATTTAAATCAAGTTTTTGCATATTTATACACCTTCTTTCTTAACAACAATCCCATGTGAACATTACATGATCAAATCTATTTCTTGCAAGATCTTCTTTACTGATGAAGAAGTTAGCAATACCACAATCGCCCCACATCATACCTGCTTCAGAATCTAACTGAAGTAATAGAATGCTATGTTTCTTATCGCGAGGGTCGAATTGTGTGAAGCTTGGATAGCCACCAAGTCTGGTTCCATAAGATTCATTAAGTTCACAATAAATCTTCCAAGCTACTTTATCTACTTCATTTGGAATCTGAGACCATGTCTTCCAATCAGTTCCAAACTCAGCATTCAAATACTTACAGAGAAGATCTGAATAACTTAATTTATCACATTTACCATCAATTGTATACTCCGTAGAGCTCTGAATACCAATCTTCTGAACAGATGCAGTTGGATAATAAACACCCTGAATAGGTGCGTAATCATCTTCATCATACTTGTTATTAGTATCCTTCAATCCAATTGTGGATCTAGGAGGAATATCAAGTAGATCAGTTGCATCAGTTTCTGTGTGATGAATCACCATACAATTTTCTTCATCTTGCCAGCATTCATCAGAATAAATAAAGAACTGAAGTAAACCTGTACTTGGATATCCTTCCAACTTAGGAAGTTCGGAAAGGTTCAACTGTGCAAGACAGATCATTGGTTTATCCTTTCCATACATAGGCCATTCTTTATCTTTAGGCCAATAAGGAATACCACCAATCTTTGTTACTTTACGCTTTTTAGGATCATCCTGATCGTGTTTAGATCCAGGAGTTAATCTAATAGATTTTACTGCAGTATCATCGAACATTTTCTGCATTGCTCGTTTACACTTTTCTTCAATTTCTTTCTGACTAAATTCAGATTTCTTAGAAGTAGCATTTTTGGAAACAAAGTTATGTTCGATGACTACAGATCTTCGGATATCTTCAATATCTCCTTTGGATCTATTTGCTTTATTACGGAAGTGGAATTTAGATGGTTTCTTTCCTTCGGTCACATAACCAAATACGGAACTTTCCAAAACGAAATCATCATCTTCATGTTTACTACTGATCTTAGGATTTTCTTTCTTAATTTCAGTAGCAGCTGCTTTTTCAGTTTCACAAAGTTCGGCACGAAGTTTTTCTGCTTTCTTTCTGTACTGCTCACAAACAGCCTGCTGTTTCTTGATGATAATTTCTTTCTTCTTAGGATCCATATTTTTCATATTCTCAAGCTGCTCAATATTTCTCTGAATAAATTCTACCTGCTGTTCAAGAGAAAGAATTGTATCAGCTTTCTTCTTATAACGAAGATAAATGATAGAACGAATCAAAGGAATAATACCAAACATTGTATTTTTAATAGATTTAAAAATGTTTGCTCCAGCTTTTACAATTTTACCAGTACTATTGAATAGAGCAGAGATCAGTTCAATAGTATCTCCAATGGAAGCTTCAGTAAAAGAAGTGTATTCATTTACAGATATCTCTTTATTATTAACAGCGTTAATTAATTCTTCCAAATAATCTCTGTGTTTACTGTCTGTAAGCTGTTTAGCAAGATCTTTCAATGTTTTAGGAATAATTCCAAATGTCGTAGCAGATTTCTTTTGAATACGAATCTCTGTACCATTACTAACAACATCCATATTGTTTGCCATAATCATGGATAAAGAAGTTACTAAAAGATATACGGAGTTTTCATATTCCAGAACTACCAAACGCACATTCTTATCATATGCATCAGTATATAAAGACTGATACCTTTCTAAAGACTCAAAAACTTTATCACATTCTTTAACAGATTCAAGAGTTCCTAAATTCTTCTTAAGGAAAGATAAAGCACTCTTGATATTTTCATATGCAGAAAAGTTTCTAATATTACCTCTGGATTTAGAGATTCTTTCATCTTTAACCACATCTTTAGAAGCAATCTTCTCAATATCTGTGATAAAATTCTTCAAGTATGTAAGTCCAGTTTTTGTATCTTTATCAACATTACTAGCTGCTTCCATATAAGCTGGACTAATTCTATTGGAAGTACCAGCAATAATTTCAAGATAATTATTACAAATAGAATACTGTTCCATTTATGTTTCCTCCTTTCTCGACTTAACGATTCACCATTTTATTCAATTCTTTCATAATCTGACTATTGTCAGTTTTAGCAAGCTCAGCATCGATTGCTGCAAGAGACTGAACATCCCAGTCGTTATCACTGTCAGGGAATAATATTCTCATAGAACCTGCAGATCCATCTACAATTACGATACCAATCAAGAATAACGTTTTTGCAAGTTTCTTAGCATTAGAAACTACACTCAAGTCAATACCTGTCTGATTGGTTAATGTGGTAACATCAGTCTGTGCAAGTACTAAAGTACCATTTGGAATAGGTACGTGTCCATCAGTGAGTAATTGAGTAGGTTTCTTTAATAGTGAACCATGCGTTTTGTCATATTCACCAAGACGCTTTAATGTATTGATCCAACGCTTATTGTAGTTAATATGTTTAGCAGCATCTGCTTTGAGACCTTTGATATTAAACATGTAATCCATGAAATCAATTTCTCCAGTTTTATAACGTACTTTCTGAAGAGATTTGATATTACCAGTTACAAGTTCACGAAGATCTTCAGCTAAATCCTGAGTACGAATTAGATGCATAACACTCTTGATACCAATGATGAATCTAACATCTCTTTCTAGTCCACCATTATTGGATTTAATGCGGAAAGTTGCTTCAATAGTGTAAGGAAGCATGTTGTTAATCTTCTTAATATCACCGTCTCGAAGCATTTTAGGAGCATCAACAGCTTTAATTACGTCAGGAGCTTTTTTGATGAATTCTTTAGTAGAAGTAGTAACATCCTCACTTTTTTCTAATCTACGAATTCGTCCAGCTGGATCAACATCATAATTTTTGATTTTACCATCTTTAATGTCAGCTTTTAATTTATCCAATTCTCTCTTTAATTTTTCTTCAGCATCATGCTTCTGTCTTAAACGACGTTCAATGGCTTCACGAACTTTTCTCTGATGAACAGCATCATCCTTATCTCCAGGCATAGATGCTTCTACTTCTGATTTAATATCACGAGCACTCATATCGATTGTTTTCCACTCACGATCAGTGAATCCGGCACGTTCACGAGCCATTTCTTCCAGTTCTTTCTCACTGACAATTACCCCTTTAACGGTAACTTTTTTGCTTCTATCAGTAGTGGTATCTACATTATCAGCTTCTTTAAGATATCTGAAACCAGTAAGAGGTTCGTTCATTAAACGAGCATTTTCCATGATAAGATTCTTATCTGTAGTAGGAACTCTACGAAATTCTACATTACAGATAGGACTGATCTGTTCAGAATAAAAAGCAGCTTCTTTCATAATGGAATCGATTTCATCAATTGGTTGATAAAATTCATTCATTAAAACAAAATCTGCAGATTCTTTAAGATTGGTATGGAACTTTTTCAAGAATACAAGGTTATTAGCCTCATCCTCATCCAAAATAGGATTCTGAGAAAGAACTGTCTGAACAAGAGTTGTGTAAACTCTCTCAAACAATCCTGCAATAATTTGAGCTTCGTTAACTCTCAATGTTTGTGTTACATAAATAGGGAACTGAAGAACAGAGTTTCTGGATCTAGCGATAATGGATTTATTATCAATTCGATGTTTGTTCATACTTTGATCCAAATCACTAATTCTGTTAGCAACCTTATCAACACCATGATCCTGAACGGCTTTAGCTTTATCATATATGCCTTTATCCGCATCATTCCATACGTCTTTGATTGCATCAACGTCTACATTACTAGCAGATTTTAGTACATCCCCAACCATTCCTTCAGAAAATACTTCAGTAGGTTGAGATGCATTACCAAATAAAATAGCCATATTTACATCTCCTTTACGTGAATTACTTACTTATTTTAGTACAGTATTAAGCTTCTGTTTGATCCTATATTTTATAAAAGAAAAAAAATATAAAAGAAAAATAAATGGGTCCATTAAATGATGGACCCATTTTATTATTAATTATGAAATACCTGATCATCTTCAGCACACCATTCTTCCAATAGCATACTGTCTAGATCCTTCATATCCTCTTTACGAACATCAATACCATATTCTTTTAATCGTCGAATCTTTTCTTTCTTTGTCATCATTCTGATGATAGATTCTTTACCGTCTCTGGTAGTTGATTTAGTCTCCAACTCTTCTTTAGCAGCTGCTCTACGAATATCAACAGCATTATCCCAAATAATGTCTCTATCAATATAAATTGATCCAGTTCTTCCTTTTGAAAATAACTCATTGAGATCAATCACTTCTATATCAAATTTTTTCTTCATATGTTTACATAAAACATCGATATAGAAATTTTCATTTTGATCACATATCATCATCACGTCATAATGATTAAGTAATGGATTGATTAATGCTTGATATATTAAGACGTCATAATGATTAACATGTTTCAATATTGTCCTATCTTCATCATTTAACATCTCTAAATACATCTTTTCAAAAAGAGTCTTATCTTGTGTTTCAGCATATATCATTATAGCTTCACTTTCAGGATATAGCTCACTCAATTTAACAACATTTCGTTGTTTACCTTGATTAGACACCTTAGCAGAAATAATAGCATATTGAATATTTCGCAATTCCATATCAGTAAAATGATCAATAGCATGAATTAAAAAATGTTGCCAGTCTATCCTATATATCATTTACTACCTCCAATTTTATAAAAATACAAGGCAACCAATATTGGTTGCCTTGTATTTAGAAATTATTTTGTTTTAATTTTCTCGATTACCCTTACGACGGATAGGTGCGAAAGTTCTATGACCATCTGCTTCTGCTTCATCAATCATACGCTGTGCTGCTGGAGAAATATTCATATTTTGATTATCTTCTTCCACCTGTACTGATTCAGCAGTTTCAACCTTATTACTATCATTGGATACATTAGGAACTACTACAGCAGGACGTCCAGGTGTTCCGAGAAGTGCCTCAATAGCAGCCTGTTCTGCAGCATTCATCTGTTCATCTGAACTGGTAACAAATTCTTCGCCCATTTCTTCTTCACCATCCTCATCATCACTTTCCATTACTTGAACGAAATCTTTGACATAATCTTCATCATGTACAAGATCAGGCATTGATAGTGTACGTCTAAGATGTGAAATTGCTCCATTGCCGATCTCATCACAAATAACAGTATTGATGCGATTAAGAGTTTCTTCATCATCAACAAGTTCATAGTCTCCATCATTATCGATAACAAAGATTCCCATGAGATAATAAACACCAATGATTGCTTCACCAGTCTCTTCATTCATATCAAGAATAACCATATGAATCTGCTCTTCTTCAATTTCATCATCGTTAGCAGCATTCAACCAATACTCCGGATTTTTAGTTCTGAACATAATGTCTGGAGTAAAGTGAATCAACCAATCCCATTTACCGTTACGATCGTCAGCAAGACTAGGAAGCTTCTTAGATGGATCAATCTCAGCAATGTTTACATACAGTGGAATGTTAATATCACCAGATGATTCAGATGAAATGATCTTTACAATATCCATACCGTCATCATCAGGATAAATTTCTACTGTCAAACTCTGAGCTGGCATTGTATCTTCATCATCTTCTTCAGACTCAACTTCTTCATCGAATTCATTCACTGCATTTGTGATCATCTCTGCTGAAAATGCCATCTGATCATCTTCAATGGCCTGTTTCATGACAGATTCATCAATGATCGTAGCATTGTTATTTACTTTACCAGCCTCAGCTAACATTGCATGAATAGATGCTTCATCTGCATTTTCTACAGGATTCTGTTGAATTTCTTCCTGAAGACTTTCTTCCTGAAGACTTTCTCTTAATTCTGTAGAAATGTATTCTTCCTCAGGTAAACACCATGTTTCCAATCCTCTTGCAACGATTTCTGCACCTGATTTAGAAATACTAAACTTCAGGCACAAACGATCTACAAATGTAGGAAGCCATTCTCTCTGGATACCTCTGTAATCAGGGAACATCTGATCATACTTTTCCATAATGGATTTACAATCATCTGTCTGATTCAGATTACGATTATTCCAGAATCGTTCAATGAATACAAGTGTTGGGAAATAGTCAGCTGTGTAAATATCATCCTTCTTCAATATCCATTCTGTATGAGTGCCTGGTTTCTTAGGATTATTATTGGGAACTTCTACAGTATCACAATCCACGAAAGCTACCAAAGAACGGAAAATTGCATTCTGACATGCTCTATAGAATTTTTCCGGTAACAGCTTCTTATCTTTACAATAAGATTTCACATCATCGAACATTTCTGTTTGATGAAGATACTCACTCATCTTGTTGGATAATTTACTTGTTGCATAATGAAATTTATCAATGAAATTATCAGGAAATACGATTTCTTCTTCCACAGGTTCTTCAGCTTCCAATTCAGCTGTTACAACAGTAGCTTCGATAAATTCTTCTTCTACTTCTACAGGTTCTTCTTCATTTTCTTCTACCTGTACTGATGGTGCAACAGTTTCTGTCGTTACAGGATTTTCCACAAATTCATCTTCATCACCTGAATCTTCTGCTAAATCTTCAATGGACATATCAAAATGGTTTTCAGCTGGAATATGTTCTTCAGACTTACCATCATAAATCACATGTTCTTCTTCCTGTGGAACTTGAACCACTTCAGCTTCAACTACAGTTGCTTCTACAACTGTTGCCTGGATTACGTCATCACCCATTGTTCCTGCAAATGCAAGTCCATCATCAGATTCTTTAACAGCAGGCTCCTGTTGATCTGCCATCCATACCTTTACATTGATTGCTCTCTGGTTATTCATTCTTTCCTGCACCATTCTTTGTGCGATTGTTGCTCTAACATCTTTAGCCATGTTATTATCCTCCTTATTGTTAATATATAAATTTTCATTTATACCATTCATAGTGAAAGTATCTGGACCAATATTGATTACTTCTTCTTTCGGTTTTTCAACTACTTTCTTTTTAGTGACAAGATAATTACTCTTATTTGGATCCAATGTTCTTAATACATTAGATTCTGTCATTTCATATCCCTCATCACTAAGGTCGCCAATTTCATGACGATGCATATCATTACCAATTCTTCCTCGTATGTCCTCAAACTTATATTTCTTCCCACATGAGGAACAATATAATTCTGTGAAATCCTTATTAGGAACTAACATCGAATTATTTTTGCAGCTGTGACATAATAGAAGATCAGAACCTACGTCATAGACATATGCGAAGTCTAGACATACAGGTTCTTCAGAACCAACTCGTTGGCCCCAGTTGGCATAGTTATTTGGTGTGATACCAACATCACCAATCAGGTATACTGAGCTTAATGACTGAAGTATTTCTCGAATTTCATCAGCATACTTATACATTTCAGTATACGAGTTAAATGGTTGAATATACTCAGCCACTAACAATGTACCAGAAGTTGAAACTTCATATATCTTTGTTACATGTGGATATAGACGTTTCGCCATCTTGAATTCTTTAAGGTTATCAATCTTTCCATCGTGGTCCGTTGCAACCTTAATAACATAACCATCTAACCTGAAAGCATAACGATTTGTTCCAGGTCCTAAAAGAACTACATCACTGATGTGAAACTCTCTCAGCAGGTTAATGATTTCGGATTGTTTTTCTTTATTACTGATATCCCTTCGCCTACTGAGAAGTTCGAACTTCACACGTAATTCAAAAGGTAATCTTTCGTGTAACAAAGATCGCAAAAATTTCTCTGCCAAACCTATTCTCCTCCTTTCTCTATATTAATAATATATAAGGTTTAGTCGCCAAAATGCTCTGGAAATGATTCATATAAAATCATCAATTCATCTAACATAAATTCTTCAATCAGTTTATTTCTAGTATTATAAACAATATGTTTCATGATTATTTCAAAGAAAATATCTTTCAATGCTTTCTGATATTTATTTTTCAAATATGGAAAAGCTTCGTTAGCATATCCATAGTTAATCCTTGTCAATAAGAAATTCTTTGCTTCATCATTAATCATCATACTCTCTGTACTAGTTAATGGAGCAACTAAATATTTTGCTTCTTTACCTCTCTTATGATTTGGATTTTTCACTGTTAGATTATATAGACTAATTTCATCATTAGTGTTCTCATCCAATATAGGAAGAATATTACGCATAACATCAGTCATTGATTTTAATTTGAAATTTCTACATTTATGGAATTCCATATATGCTTTTACATATTCCTTATTGTCACTCCATGCTTGTACTTGTTGACGATCTCCTAAATCATGTATAACGAAATATATCGTTACTTGATCATCTCTATCATATCTTTCCATGTCTTTCCTCCATGTTATAAATCTTCTCTCAAAATCATTATGAAACTTTCTAATGAATATAATATTTTCTTAGCAGGTAATGTAAATGTTGATAAACCTGGAATTTCATCTTTTCGATGATATTCTTCTTCAGGATAATCATACATCGAGTATGCACCCTCTATTTCCATATTTATCATATCTTCACTAGAAGTACACTCATGATATCCACATACATCATACAATGCTTCTATCTCTGGTGGTTCAAATCCTAGATATAATAAGGCATCTGCATAATATTCATCTAAATTATTAAACATATTCAGATGTTTAATTCCGCACTTACCTCGATCCACAATAGATGATAAATTTCTAAAATATGCTTGAATTTTCTTTTCAGTTTCCATCATCTCATGTTTAGTTATAAAGAATTCAATTTCCTCACCAGTAGAAGCTATTTTTAATGTTAAGAAATCAATCATTATATCCATACTTAGGTCAGTATCAGAATAGTAATAAGCTAAGTCTTCAGTACTTACTTTCTTCACTCTATATTTGTCTTTATTTCTTTGACTGAAGAAAGCTTTTAAAATATTTTTATTACTAGTCCAACCATAAAGAACGATTCTTTCTTCAGGAGATGAAATATCAGGTCGTTCATTTTCCATATAAGTACGGAATACTAAATATTTTGTATCACTCACGTTTACCCTCACTTTCCTGATATTTATCACCGAATATTTCTTTCATGAAATCTTCATAATTATAAATGGAATCATACTGATCAAAATCTTTACATTCATAACAAGGTGAGTGATTTGATACACATAAAACATTTATGCAAGTTTCACATTTATTTCGTTTCTCTCCGGTAATAAAACCAATTATTGTTTTTATAATTCCCATTATTATACCTCTCTTCCTACGATATGAATTAAAGGTATAATGATGTTCTGAAAATTGAATAATGGATTGATTTTATTACTTGTATTATTGAATTCTAAATAATATCCTTCATCCAATTCTCCAGCTTTATATGCATCTATAAATTGGATCAAATATCTCTTGACTCTAGAATTCTTTGTTTCCATCATAGATATTATATTCTTCAAAAATTCCATCATATATAATCTATGACGATTAACCGCACTATCACTCATACCTTTAACATCAATTCCCATATAAGAATAATATATTTCTATATTTTGAATATTTGGAAATCTAATATAAGAAGTATAATTGTTTTTAGGACTAAATTGTACTTGTCCAAATTTCAATCGCTTACAACTTCCTATTGTATATATTGCATCCTTCTTGACACTTAGAATGTTATTATCATTCAAATTATTAAACTCTATAAAGAATCCACGAACTTCTGCAAACTTTTCTCCTAGACGATTTGAGAATTCTTTATCTTTGCCTTGCAACTTACCAACTGCTATATGTCGTTCAAGTCCTTTATCAAGTCGCTCTAACTCCCGAATTTGTTCGGGAGAGAGCAACTTAAATTGTTTTATCAAACTAAATCCAGCATCTTTCATATCATATTCAATAATTTCATCATTAAACAAATACTCTATATTTGGATTTAGATAAGTGCTTCGTTTCGGATCATATGACATATTAATCCTCCTTTATATATTTACCACCTCTAATCATCTTCCAAGATCCTTCAGTCGATGTAATATATCTGTTAAGATAATTACAAATTTCAATTAATACATTTGGATCCTTAATTCTGACTAATGTTTCAATTCTCTTATTGAGTTTATTTGATACAAGATCTAGAGATCCAATATAAATAGTAGGATTCATTCTTCCAAATGCATATAATCTTGAATGTTCTAATTTATCCCATACAACTGATTTGATTTTCACATTATCATTGATTTCTTCTGGTATCCATGTACATACTCCGCGAATAATCAAATCAATGTTACATCCTGCAATTGCAGCTCTGTTCAGATAACTAATTATTTCTTCATCATCTAAAGCATTGCATTTGATACAGATATATCCGTCTTCTTCCTTATCAGTTTCTTCTTTTATTAGTTGAATTAATCTATCCCTTGCATTATATCTGGTCACCAGAAGATCATTACTAAATTCTTCATATTCTTCTGCATTCTTCGATAAAAGGTTGAATAATTTTTCAACCTGTCTACATATATCAGGATCAGCAGTCATCAACGAAAGATCTGTATACTGAGAAGTGGTTTTAGTGTGATAATTTCCTGTACCGATTTGTACTATCGAATTACCATTATTAAATTTTACTAAAGTTAATTTGGCATGTACTTTTAATCTACCAGCTTCAAATGTGTATACTTTCACGCCGAGATTTTTTAACTCATTCATCCATAATTTATTAATTTTTTCACCAGTTGCAAATAATTCAATATTAACATAAACTTTGATACCTTTTTCAATTGCCTCCTTAAGAACATAGAAAATCGAAGGATCTTTTCCAATTCTATAAAGAGTGAGATAAATCTTTTTTGTTTCCTTATTATCAACAGCTGATTTCAAGAAACTTAAATAATCATCAAATGAGTCATTAGGGAATTGAATTAACTTATCTTCATTGATTATATCCAGCATATTAATGTTCTGAATCTTTTGTGTTTCTTTCTCTTTATTTTGAATATATCTTCCAATCATTTGAGAAATATCGCCAGTATAAATAAATGGATTAGAAATCATTAAACAACTGCGACCAAATATAGCAGCTACACGTTTCATAGTTTCCGTAGGTCCATTATATTCAACTTTCGTTACAATGGTTGGATTTTTCAAAGCAGTAGTGACTTTTACAGCTACGACATCTTCTAAATCTAAATCACTCTTAATAAAATCTCGAATACAGTCATCGGTTTTATAAACGATTAATTGCTCTCCATTTTGGTATGTGATGGGATTATTGTAAACTTCTCGTTTAGGATCGACATGAGATACTGAAATACAATTATCTTTTATACCAATATAATATAATTGACCACTTTCAAATGGATAATTAAACATTCTGATATCTGGATAATATTGAGTAATTACTTGATTTTCAAGAGTTGTATTAATTGCAAATCTTCTTTCAAAACTATCCTGACGAGTAAAAAATAGTTCTCTCTTTACTGAAATTGCATGTTGAATAATCATACTTACATTAGAAATATATTTATTCAAACATTTTACATAGTCATCCAGGATTTCTGTAGTTCTATGCTTTTCAAATATTTCATTAGTATTAGACATGAATACCTCATTGAAGAATAATATTTCTTTCAGACTTTTCATATCATAAACAATACCGTTCCTAGGTGTACCTTGATATAGAACTCGTTTATCGAATTCCATAAGGCTTTTAATAAATGAAATGTGATACATAATTATTACCTCCTTTTATAAATTAATAATATATAAATAAAAAGAAAATGATACAGGAGTCCAATGGACTCCTGTATCAACAATATTATTTATTTGCTTCTTTATTCATTGATTCAAGTTTGATATTTTTTTCGATTGTACCTAGTTTAGATTTATATACTTCAAGTACACTATTATGAGCATTTACAATACCGATACACTCATTCAATGCTTTACCATAATGATCAAATTGTTTTGTCAATTCTTCCTTTAGTAAAGAATCATACATCAGGATTGCATTGTGAGCTGATTGTGTCATTGCAATAACCATCATTTCTGACAATTCTTTTGCACAATCTTCTCCAAATTTATCTGCAATATGATTAAAGCCTTTAACAAATGAAGGAAGCTTCATAATTTCTATACTTGTTTCTACAATTGCATTGTATAATACGTAAGCAGGTTCCTGTTGTTCTTCTTCTGCTGTAGATCTTCCCTCTTTAACATCATCGGTTTGCTCTGAACTCTGTTTCATTTTATCTTTAAAAGATTCTAGATCTTTTATACTATCTTCTAGATTTGGCATTTTTCAGTTTTCTCCTTTCTTGTACTTTCTTAGCTAATTCTTTAAGATGTGTAGTATCAATCTTTTCTGCATACATGTGATCAAGATAAGAAGATCCATCTTTTTCCTCATATAAAGCGTCACTCAAGATCTGTCGTTTAAGTTCTTGATACGAGAAACCAATAGTAGGAGCCTTAGTATTCAGTAATGCTTGATTTAATGTAAGAATCTTGTACTCTGGTTTCTCAAATTTCAAGAAATCTGGTCTATGATAAATATCATTTGCATCACGGATAAGTCGGTTAAGAATTACTTCAGCTTGTACACAACGACAACGAATACCTGCACTGATCAATGTTTCAAAGAAATCCTGTGCAAGTTTACTGTAATCATCATATTTAGATGCATCCTTATTAAGAAGATTCATAATCATATAAAGATTATCTGTAAGACCATTATTCTTGATATCTATATTCATCAAACGACCTTCAAGTTCACTTGATAATACATCAAATGGAATTTCATAATATTTCTTTCCACCCTCAGATTTCTTCTCTGCAACGATTTTAAATAACTTAATAGAAGCAGCATCAATAAACATAGATTCATAGTTAATAATCTCAATTGCTTCATAAGTTTTCGTTCTGGAATCATAGACATAGAAAGGACTTTCAATATGATTACCAAATGTATTGTATTCTTGCATGTCATTATCATTAATAGCAAGAACGTTTCCTTCCTCAATACGAATACTAAGATGACCAGTGTTCAACTGCTGAGTATCATCAAATTCATCTTTGTCTTTAAGATAAATATCTCCAGAGGAATATTTAAAATACTTATGGAATGATTCAGAAAATCCAATCTTATTTGCTGCAGTGAATAATAAGTGTTTGGTAGAAAGAATATTTTGTGATACTGGTTCTGAATATACTTCAGTATTGAAAATTGCCATACCTGGCATATTCATTACAAGATGACTATCTTTACCATAACATACGTGGCATACTTCATCCCCACATGCACACGTTAACAAAGATCTGATATGAATTTGTTTACCTATCAAATGTTTACAATCTTCATAGTGAATGAGTTTCAATGGTTCACCGAGGTGTTCACAATACCATCTATTTTCAAGTCTATGTAAGAATGAGCTATCTGTTACAGTTAATGGTAGTAAATGTTTAGTACCACAATCAAATACAGTTTTAGACAGTGTTAGAGTTCTACTTGATAAAATTAAGTTACGAGAAAGATAACCAGCTTCACCCATATGAGCTTTATTCATAATTGCAGATAGACGAGCACCTGTAGCTGCAACATAATAGGTAGTCGCATCAATATAGCCTGTGGAGAATCCATTACCCTGCATTGTATATGGAATAACATTACCAGATACATCAGGAATCTGTCCATAAGACAAGAATAATTCTTGAACTTGTTTAGGTTTAATATGATTACCTGCTTTGGAAATATACCAAATAGGATTTTTCGTTTCACCCAATGCAGAAATCAATTCATTCGTTTTCTGACGTAATAAATCTTCTACTTCTGCTGTTTGCAATGATTGAGGAATTTCCAGATTATTTAATTCTCTAATCTTTTCAGAATTCTTATAGTCATTTAAGAATACTGATTCAAATGTCATTATACTTGCACTTGATGTTAGAGAAAATTCAATTGATGCTTCTTGATATCTTTCAATCATTACTTTTAACAACTCTGAACATCTCTCAAACGGAATGCCGTATTCATTTAGTACGGCTAATACTTTAGATTCCAAACCAACACGAAGTTTATCACTCATCATAATACCAATGATGAATGATTCATCCAAGACTTCAATTTGTTTTCGATAATATTTCTGAACTTCATTCAATTCAATAAGTGGACGCCAAGCATTCAAATTAAGCATGAACTTAGGCATTGATAACTCAAAGATTTGATCATCCTCTTGATAAAATTTAAATTTGATTTTGTGACTAACACATTCAGGAATTTCAATACATGCACAAATAGCATAGTATACTTTGTAATACAAGTCATCGAATTCTTCATATGTTCTGAGTTTTGATATTACTATCAAATCAGGAAACTCTCGTTCACAATCTGCTACTGTCCTGATAACTGGTAATTGATACATTACTGATTCCATATACCATCAACCTCCTATGTTAAATATTTCATATAAAGTATATAAATTTCGTTATACACCTAGTAAAAATATATCATTAAAATAAAACAATAAAGGAGTGGGTATAATACCCACTCCTTTATCTTATTTGCTATTCGGATTATTAATAGGCTTGAAAGATTGATTGGATTTCTGTTCAGTTTTGTTTTCTACCTGTGTTTCTTTTGTTTCTTCTTTTTTTGTAGAGTTGTCACTTTTGACTTCCTCCTTTGTTTCAACAGTTTCTACCTGTTTATTTTTATTCTGCTGAACAGGAGGTACCGGATTACTTACAGGAACATTACGTACTTCTGGAGTTACCGGAGAAGATTTTACTGGCTGAGTAACAGTTGGTTTACTTGCAACTTTTTTCTGCACTCCATATGTATTCCACATCTTCTGAAGATTACCATTCGTCAATGGAATTAATTTTCCTGTAGCTGGATTTAACATATTTACTTTGAAAGTACCAGTAGCAAGAATTAACTTGATGAGATTTAGATCAGCATCAAATGGGGTTTTACGAGGTGCAATACCATGACCTCTTGGAATAAGTCCTTTACCTAAAACTTGAATTTTTAACATTGTAATTATCTCCTTTCATTATTCAAATAATTCTGCAGATGTTTTTGGCAAAATATAAGTAGGTGTAACAAGATCTGAATGTAGTCCCATTGATAATAAAAAGGTATTGACAGTATTAAGGGTGATTTTATTCGTAGGAAGATTCTCTAATTCATCCAACATAACATAACCTTTATCAGCAATACTTTTATTCATTTGACGTTTCATAACAGGGTCATCTGATCTTGGTCCATGAAGTTCTTGAAGAATTTTATCTGCTCCTAAAGCAACAAGCATTGATGCTTCGATATCACTATCTCTAGCATTCTTATCTTTATTAACAACCTGACCTGTTAATGCAGATGTCTTTTCATTAGAAGTAGATAGTCCATTCTTCTTATGCAAAAGTTGTTGTGTACGTTTAACGTTAATATATCCAACTAAACACTTCTCTTTAGAAACAACCACTCGTTTTTTGTCCATAGTTAAATGAGGCATGTATATATATTCCATGAGTGGGAATCCAATTACTTTAGCAGCTTTTTCACAATATTCCATTTTTAGATCATGTTCAAATTCTACTATATCTAATGAGAAATTTTCATTCTCATCTTTTAAAAAGTCTTTCATAAACTTTTCAAATTGTGTGTCATTCATATCACTAAACATAGCCCGATATTTATCACTATTAGTCCCAGATGGATCTAATGCATCAAATGTATCATAAATAAGTTTTTCAATATAAGCACGATTAGTTACAGCCATAAACTACTTCCTCCTTTCTTCATTTACTATTGTGCAGTAACATTATAAATCATTTCATTCATTTCATCATATGTTATACCAATTAAATACCTATTTGAATATGCAAGTTTATCACTCTTATATCCAACTGGGTATTGCTCTTTACCCTCAATATGAATCATTAATGATGGTTGATGATTATAAATTGTTTTTCTAATATCAAGTGTACCAGCACTCATATAAGTTCCCAGCATAGCACATTGTTCTGTAATCTGAGATTTTAAATCATCTTCATTTATTTCATCATAAAAAGAATAAAGCTTGGTTTCAATATCTAAACCAATTTGAGGGATTGATGGATATGAACCAGGCTTTGAAAATAAAACAAATAAGAGTACATCTTTAATTGTTTCGATCTCGCTTCTAATTCTAGGTTCATTAAATTTATTAAGTTCAAAAGTTGTATCATAACCAACAGAACCAATTGCATAGTTGGCACCCATTAAATATCCCACCTTTCTTAATCTTTTATAAAAACTTATATCCTAGTTTCTCATGTTACTAAATCAAAAAATAAAAAAAATAAAGAGGTGGAAATTTCCACCTCTTTATTTTACAGATATTTTATTAAATTAGTCAGCAGAGAACATACTCATGTCATCAAGATCAACAGTATCAGGAATGTCATCATTGATTTCATTTACATCATCGATATCTACATTTACATCTACATCAACATTATCGTCATCCTTCTTCTTATTGTAAATATAGATACCAGCTGCAACTCCACCTACTACCAGAACTGTTACGCCACCAATGATAAGAGTCTTCTTAAAGTTGTAATCCTTTCTTGCATCTTCGCCCATTGCGGCAAGAGTGATACAGTCCATAGCAGTGAGAGGAATGTCAAGAATAGTTGCATTGTCTCCAGCAAAGATATTCTTCAGTTCCTTGTTTTTTGCTTTAGTAATCATAGGAACTACCCCATTTACTCTAAGACCATTTGCAGGAATACCCATATCATCATCTGTAGCAACCTGAGCTGCTTCAAGTGCTTCAAGATACACATTTTCTACATTTCTGATAAAATCATCAACGATTGTACAAATTTCACTAACCTGCTTCTTAGAAGGAAGAGGTTTGTTGAACTTGATCTTAGTTTCATTCTTCTTATTGGTGGTAAACTCTGCACCACAAAGAGTTTCAACTAAGACCATGTTCAGTTGATAACGCTTTGCGTCATAAGCCTGATTGTTTACGCCTGCAGGATTGGAAACCATTGTTTTGATTTCGTTAACGATGTTACTAATAGTTGTGATTCTTTCTTTTACAGTATTTTTCATAATAAATACATCTCCTTTTTTAAATAAATTCTTTGACAATTGTAATGATCTCAGCAATATGATCCATACTCTGAGAAATTTTCTTTTCCCTAACTTTTCCTTCTATATTCCATTTTTTCTTAATGAAATTATAACCCAGGTCAAGTTTAAATGTATCTGAACTCAGCATTTCTCTACCTCGTATCGATACACGTATGTTGCTCAGACCATCTAAGCTTGGGAAAGTATATTTATCGATAACAAGGTCAATCGGTTTCTCAACATTTTCATTGAGAACTTTCATTTTTAATCTAGCCTGCTGGTTTGGTGCTAGATTAATTCGTAGATCTGAAATCAACGGTTTCTTATCTACTTGAATAACTCCAGAGGGGAAATCAATAAGCATAATACATCATCTCCTTTCTCCATATTTTATTAATTTTGAGATTATTCTTATTCCCTTCTACGCTAATAATATATCTCTGAAAAAGTGAGATATGCGTTTATGCATATGATTTTAAACAATCATAAATTTTCTGTACAACAGGAATATCATCTACATAACCACCAACACATCTAACATCTTTATTCTTCTTAATATTATTGATAAATAAAACGAAGATATTATAAATTTCAGTATATAAATCCACCATTTTATTCGTACTACGATAATGTCCAAGTGATAGTAGATGTTGTGAATTGAAATCTTTATCCTTTGAAGTGATTCCATTAGATATAGCTAATTCATTAAGAAACTGGAAATCAGGATCTTTATCAAAACCAGCACATGTCATAATATGCATTATAGCTTCATGAATACTTAAAGATTCTCCGATGTAAAGGTTAATTACATTATTAATGTTTTCACATACGATAGTATTATGATTATTAAATTTCTGATATGACTGTAATCTTTCAATAGCATCATTTGGATTAATAAATCTACATATCTCAGTAATAAACCCATTATCAAGAAGATTAATTACATAAAATTTATTATCTTCTATACTTAGTACATATTTTGGTTGATTACTTAATTTTTTACTAACAGGAACATCACCCAGGTAAAATTTTCCTTCTTTGTCAGTAATACAGAATAATACATTTGGATCTCGTGGAACCTCCATCCGATCATAGAAATTCTGTGGCATAAATGCAGTTCTTTTAACATAGTGACCGGCACTCATTAACGAGTTACTAATATCAATACCAGTTATTCTTAATGGATTATTAATATCATTATCAGTTGATTTCATATATGTATCCTACCTTTCATATTAATTAATTTCAATAGTATAATATATCATTTTGTCAGAAATAAACATTAATTATATATTCTTAGAATAATGAAATAACAAAAGAATGATAACAATTCTTTTTAGAAAAGGAGATGTAAAATTATGCAATTTAGCGAAAAATTTATTGACAAGAATATCTCTGACTTAGTCAAGATGTATGACCTTGTCCACAGTAGTAATGTAAATCTGGCACGTACCAGTACTGATCTTATAGATGGTCTGAAACTAGTACAACGAAGGACATTGTACATCATGTATCTGAAAGATCAAGGAAAGAAATTCCGTAAAGTAGAAACTATCGGTGGTGATGTATTAGGTAGAGCACATCCTCACTCTTCTGATAGTATTAAAGATGCATTAGTCATTATTGCTCAAGAATGGAAAAATATTATTCCTCTTATTGAATCTTATGGAAATTTTGGTAGCCCTTCAGGTGACCCAGCAGGTGCAGGTCGTTATATTCAGGCTAGATTATCAGATTATGCTCAGGCATGTTTCTTTGATGATTGGAAAGATTCCATTGTTGATATGGAAATGTCTTATGATGAAGAAACAATGTTACCTAAATATTTACCTGCTAAGTATCCTAATGTCTTACTAAACGGATGTCTTGGCATTGGCCATATGGGTATTTCATTTAATATACCTGCATACAATTTCAGAGAAGTAGTTGAAGCAACTATCAATCTGATGATGAATCCAAATGCAAAGATTGTGTTAATTCCGGATAGTCCTACAGGTGCTGATATTATTGAAACTGACTTTGTTTCTTTATGTGATAGAGGTAATGGTTCATATATGCAGAGATGTACATATGACATTGATGCTGAAAATAATATTATTACCATCACAAGTCTTCCTCATCTTGTAACAGCTTTTGCAGTAAGAGAAAAGATTTCTGATATTAAAGAATCTGGAGGGTTACATGAACTTCTTGATATGAATGATTTATCTGGAAAGAGTATTGAAATCCAATTAGTAATCAGAGATGATGTTAATCCATATAAATTCATGAAGAAGTTAATATCTATGATTCCTGGCTTAGAAAGATCTTATCCAGTAAATATTACAGTAACAAACAATCTTCGATCTGTAGATTATTCTATCAAACAGCTTTTACTGGATTGGATTCAGTGGAGAAGAGAACAAAAGAGAACTGTCGTAAGTAATAAACGTACGACTCTTTTATCAGAGCAGCGTGTAAACGATGTTAAAATCTTTATTATGAATCCGGAAAATAGAGACGCAACTTTGAAGATTTATTCTGGAGGTAAAAATGGTGCAACTATTGAAAAGGAACTGATTGAAAGATATAAAAATACTGAAATCAGAATGGATTCTTTACAAGCAAGAGCATTATCTAATATGAGACTTGTAGACTTCTGTCAAGAGGCATATGAGAAATGTTTGGAAAAGAAAGAAGAACTTGATAAAGAGCTGAAAAACATTGATGCAACTTTAAATACAGAAAATGGCATCGATAAACTTATCATTGCAGAGTTGCGTGATGGTATGAAACGTTTTGGAACACCTCGTCGTTCTAATGTAGTACCTCATAAGATTTCTGTAAAGAATGAAACTGAAGGATTCTGTATTTTACAATTATCTTCTGATGGAATGATTATTCGTAAAACGGCTACTAATGCTGAAGAAGAACCTATTCCAACTGACAGTAATGGATTTGCATGTTTAGTAGACAATGACAGCTCATTTATTCTTGTAGACTCGAATGGATATCATACATTTATTCGTGTTAATGAATTACCAATAGATTCTGAAGTACCTGTATGGAGATATTCTAAGAGACCCCTTGAAGGAAATATTGTTGCTATGTTGCCTGCAGAAATTGAATCTGACAGATATTGTACTTTGATTTCTAAGAAAGGTATTGTAAAGAGAGTAATGATTTCTGATATTGGTCCTTCTAAGAAACCAATTATTGCAATGGATAAAGATGATAAGTTGATAAGAGGAGTTATCTTAAGATCTAAATCTAAAAAGGAATTATTAGTATATACCAAAAATGGAATGGGTCAAAGATTGGATCCTAATTCTATTAGAATCACATCTCCATCAGCAAAAGGTGTAAGTGGATTTAAACTCACAAAAGATGATGAGATCGTTGGTGTATATGCAATATCTCCAGAAGCAAATGCATATCTATTGTATGTAACCACAAAGGGTAAAATGAGATTAAACGTAATTAATTATTTACCAACAAGAAATTCTAAACATGATTCTATGTTGCAGTTAATTTCTCTCAATGATCGTGATAAGTTGGTAGCAGTAGTAGGTTGTAATAAACTTGATAAGGTTTGTGTATTTTATGATGATCAAACATCAGAAATTGTTGATCTCTCTTTAATGGAAGAATCCACAATGAGTAGCGAACCTAAGAAAGTTACAACCAAAAATGCTGTAAGTAATAACATCATTAAAGTAAAACTTGTATAAACAAAACAGGAGGGAAATATTTCCCTCCTGTTTATATATTCTAAATGAAGAAAGGAGATTAACAAAATGACATTTCAGAAAATTTTAAATGATCTTTCAATGGATCTTTTATCAGTTAAAGATGCATATAGTGAAATGAGTTCAAAAGAAAAGATGAAACGAATCAATTTTTATAGTCATATTAATGATATCCGAAAGGATCCATTAACAGATGGACAGCTTCAAGAACTGGAGTCTATTGTAAATGTTTTACAGATTCTTTACAATTCTGCAGTAGGTTCACCAGTGAGTGACTATACGTACGATATTTTACAAGAAATTTTAGTAGACATGGGTATTCCTCGACTAACAGGATCAATTGAAATTAATGATTCTAAGAAGTTGAGTCACACTTATAAAAACTTAAGAGGTACATTGGATAAAGTTTATTATCTATCAAAAGAAGAGCCTAGGACTAACAAATCACGAAAATATTTAGATGAATGGATTAATTCAATTGACTCCATTTATTATAAAGCTACTGGTAAAAAGATCGATTTCAACAACGTGAAAGTTTTATGTCAGCCAAAATTTGATGGAACTTCTGCTATTATGGAATGGGATGGTAAACATGCAGTATGGTTAAATAGAGGAGATACTGCTAAAAATAGAGCATCTGAAATTACTCATATTATGAAAATCTTCAATGATCTATTTTGTGATGAAGATCCTGTTGGAATTAAATTCGAAGTAATGATGACAGAAGAAAACAAAGATCGAATCAATGAACTATATAGACATCGTCAATACAAAAATTCTAGACAGATAGTTACGGCTACTTTGAATTCTAATGAAGCTGATTTTAAAGCAGATTATCTGTATCCGGTACCATTAAGAATTATTAGACCAGGTGATGATATTGAACAGATTCATCCAATGTTATTAGAAAAATTTCCGACAATTATTTGCACTATTGGAGAAAGAGAAAAGATACGTTCTTATGCAAATTCAATTAGATATGTAAATATTAATGGAATGAGATTACGTACTGATGGTGTTGTATTAACTATTCTTGATCCAGATATCCAGAGAATACTTGGGCGAGAAAATGATATTAATAAATTCGAAGTTGCTTTTAAATTTACTGAAGAGACTGCGTATAGTAAAGTAAAAGACATTGAATTTTATGTCTCTGAATTCGGATACATTACACCAGTACTTGTTGTAAATGATGTAATCATGAAAGGTAACACAGTAAATCATATTTCATTATCCAATAAAGAAAGATTTGACGAACTTGGATTATGCTATGGAGATACTGTGAAAGTATTATATGATATTATTCCATATGCAACAATTGATGAATCTTGTGTACGACAGAAAACTGGAAGAAAAATTGAATTTGTAACACATTGTCCTCGATGTCATGAAGAACTTGATTTAAATGCAACTGAAGTTCAATGTAAAAATCCTATTTGTCCTTCACGTGTAGTTGGTCGCGTAATGAATTATTGTAGCTGCTTAAGAATTAAGAATATTGGCTTCCAAACTCTCGATATGTTATATTCCGCAGGTTTACTAAATAACGGAATAAGAAGCCTATATAAGCTAAAAGGAAAAGGCAATAAAATTGAAGATCTAGAAGGATTTGGTAAACTGAAAACCCGTAAAATGATTAGTGAGATTGAAGCAAAAAGAAGATTAAAAGATTATGAATTCTTCGGAGCAATTGGTATTGAAGGTTTATCAACAAAAACATTCCAAGGAATATTTGAAAAGATTAAATTAAGCGATTTCATGGATATGTTTAAATTGAAGAATTTTGATTTACTACATGCTAGATTAGTTTCAATAAATGGTATTGGTGCTTCAAAAGCTGATCTTCTAATTAACTTCTTCAAAGATCCTAAAAATAGGAATGAAATTGAAAAACTTCTAAATGAAATAACATTATATGAAACATTTAACAAAAATTTACAGTCAAAAGGAAGAATTGTATTTACGGGATGTAGACCAAGCGACGAACTTGAAACATTTATATCTTCTAAAGGTTTTGAACCATCTGATTCTTGGACGAATAATGCAAAATGTTTAGTTGTACCTCATAACAGTTATGAATCTTCTAAAGTAGGAAAAGCTCAATCTAAAAACATTCCGATTATTACAATTTCTGAAGTTTATAATTACATTACTAAACTATAGGAGGTTTACAAATGATACATCCTGCTACAAATGTTCATGTCCTCTCTACAGAAGGAGGAAATAATATTGAAGGAGCTATAGAAAGTGTTATTCGTATCTATAGCTCCATTATTGATTATCATGATATAAATGACGGAGTAGATTTCAGTTTGATATTAGCTCAACCAAATATTGGATCTAAGTTAAAGATTACAGATTGGACTGGTTGGAAGATATATTCAGCATCGAACGTCATAAGTATAATGGTAAATGGTATGAAATAACAATTGAAAATGGTAATAACAAGATTTATGTAACTGAAGATGAATTAATTCCAGTATACAAAACAGAAGATGTTAAACGAGGATTCCATGGTGAGATAAAATACTCTTATATTTTGAAATCCCCTTCTAAGATTGAATCCAGCGATTACATGAGATTTAGAAAAGTATACAATGATGATCCTGATTATTCTTATGATTTAACATTTGAACCAGTCATCATTAAAGAATGCAAAGGTCCTGAATATGCATATAAAATTATTACACGATCTAAATTTTATAATGCATTTGGAATGCATTTGTGGGGATGTAATGATATCCCTGTAACCGAAGTTCAAAAATGGTATAAATAGAGTAATTTTAAAATGATATATTATGTAAATGACATCGCATAAATCTATACATAATATGTGATATCGTTCTCTACTTATATCTGTAAAATACAATACAAGGAGGATTATTTACAATGGCTAAGAAGGATAAGATTAAAATTCCAAAATCAGTCCTTGATCTACGTCACAGTCCTAAGAAGTTTGCTAAGAAGCATAATATTAGGATTAACGGGAAAGGATTAAGCAAAGGCGAAAAGAAGAGAAATAAGAAAAGACTTAAGGAAGAATATTCCGAACATGCAATTGAGGGTCTAAATAAGGCAGTTAAGATTCTCGCTGAACATCCTGATCACAAGAAGACTGAAAAGGTCAAAGCAGGTGTTGATAATATCATCAATAACGATGTTGTTATGAAACGTATTGTGAAGTTGTATAAGAAGGATCCATCTAGTTATCCTAACATGATCTATCTTCCTAACATGATCATGAATACGTTAGCATATTACAATTCTGATACTATTACAGATGAAGAGAAAGCGATCGGAGCAGAGCTCGATACAGAAGGACTTATCAAATTCTGCGAAAAGATTCTTAAAAAGGAAATTAAGCGTTATGAAAATGCTGGTATCGCACCTGAAGTTAGTTTCCAGCTTGCCGTGACGATTCCTACCACAAAGTTATTCAAGAATCGTAAATGGTACAAGCATCTGATCTCAACTCTTTATGATATTGCTGAAAAGAGTGATGTTGATGTAGATGCAGTTCTGCGTGCAGTTACTAAGGTTGATAAGAAGAAAGGTATTAAGAAACAGGAATTCCTTGAAGGATTCTTCTCTGAATTCATTCTTCAGAAGAATACCAACAGAATCGCTAAGTTTAATGATTCTCAGAAGCAGTTACATGAAGATCTTATCGAAAGATCTCTTGTATATCTTGATAATCTGAAGAAATCTAAACTTCGTGATGTACTTAAGCAGTATATTAAGAGAAGAAAGAACGCAGAAGAATACAAGAATGATTCTAAACGTGTAATCAAGTTTACAGAGCATGCTAATAGCAATTCTCCTTACGCAAATATCAAAACAGTTGTACAGGATTTGATTGCTGATAATGCATCAAATGAGCTCTACCTTTCTTAAATTATGAAATAGGAGGATTTTATCATGGCTAAGAAGTCTAAGAAAGTTGAAAAAGAGACTAGACGTCTCATGGAAAGTATTGCCGATCTTGTAAAGAAGAAAGGTGACAAATATAAGTTTAAATCTAAGAATAAGAAAGTGATCAAGAAAGTTAAGAAGACTTGTGTTCACTGGATTTATCGCAAAGGTAAGGAAGTACCTACAGTTATTCAGGATCCTAATCGTTCCGGATATTGGAAATGTAAGATCTGCGGTGCATCTTTCCCTATTAAGCCTCTTCCAACAGAAAAAGATTCCAAACGTAATGGTTATGAAATCGCTGCAGATGATATGCTTGGTTTAGTTAATCAGATGCAGTTCTGGTCTGTAGAACTTGGTGGCGACGCAGATGACACTAAGATGTTCATCCGTTTAAAGGAAGACCTTCCTAGATTCGCAAAGGTTTCTAAGCAGATTCTGAAGAATGTTAACAAGCGTGATGAAATGGAAAATAACAGAGCTAGAACAGATGCAATGAGCCAGTTCGATGCATACTCTGGTTTCGGTTATAGAAATTAATCAGTGTTAAAAATTATGGAAGGTGATATTATCATCACCTTCCATAATTAAAATAAAAACTTATAACGTCATATACATTTAATAGTAATAGGGTGAAATAATAAAAGATGAGAGAACATCAATTAAAATTTCATTGAATTAATCTATCTGATTCAAATTCTCAACTTAGTTGGTTATTCAAGATATCTAACAGCAGTCTGATAAACTGTGAATATAAATTGATAGATAATTTATATTGGTTGAGAATTCCTATATTATGGGCCTTTAGCTCAGTTGGTTAGAGCATCCGGCTCATAACCGGACGGTCCCGGGTTCGAATCCCCGAAGGCCCACCATTAATATCAAAGTCACATACAGCAACTAATAAAACAAAATTGCTTATAGCTTCATGAGTTCGAATCTCATACTATTAAACTTTAATAGTTATCCAAGTGGCCAAAGGAACAAGTGACTTATGGATATATTAAAATATGCCGGTATGATGGAATTGGCAGACATGACTGACTCAAAATCAGTTTCCATTAGGAGTAGCGGTTCGAGTCCGCTTACCGGCACCATATGCGTCTTTAGCTCAGTAGGAAGAGCAATGCACTTTTAATGCATGGGTCTGGAGTTCGAGCCTCCAAAGACGCACCACTTCTCCGTATCGTGGGAGATTAATAAAATACACGAGCATCTTATATCAGTGAATAAGATGAGCCCAGTAAAATCTGACGTAATACCAAGCGGTATGAATGTAGTAAATAATCGGGGCTAATCTCTATAGTGATATAGAGCAGTTCATAAGAGAACGGGCTAAGATTAGCGACCTTAGTCGAATATTATTAAACCTTAGCACTCCTCGTGCGAGAGGCATCCTAGCCACAGGGAGTTGGAAGGATGAAAAAAAAGAGGGCAATTAATAAATTACCCAGAGGAGCTATGATGCTCCTCTGGGTAATTTATTTTTACTAAAAGGAGGGATTAATTTATGTTTGAAGGATTCAATAATCATGAAAAGAAAACAATCGCAGATGTTATTATGTGGACAATTCATCACGATGTAATTTCATCCTCATTAATGATGAAAACTTTTCAAATTGAAAAATTCGTAGCACAAAGCACATTGGAGATGTTGTCTAAGATTGAAGTAATTGAAGAAAATGATCAACAACCGGAACTGTATTATGTATTAATTAATGAGGTAGAAAACTTACTTCCAGAAGTTTTAGATCTTCTCATTAATTGTGATTATAGTTTATCTGATATTAAGAAAGCCGTACAAGGTGTACCTAAAGAAGAAAAATATGTTTCATCAAATATCTTATCTGATAAGAGTAGAGATTGGATACCATTCAATGAAACTAAACCAAAACTAAATACACCTATACTGATTCGTTTTACGGATGAATCTACCGTATTAATGGAATCCAAAACAGAAATCGTTTATTCTGAGGATTTAAAAATTGCTATGTGGGATGGTATAGAATTCCATATTATGGCCCCATATCCTAAGTATGATTTTAGTCCATTATCAAATAAAGAATATTTAAATGATGGAGTATTTGTAACACACTGGTCCAATATTAATAGGAAAGATTTGGAAGGATGGCAGACTCGTTTCAATCCTATCAATAAATATAAACATTTGGAATTATCTGTTTCTAGAGAACAAGAGGAGGAGGTTTATAAGGCATTAATTCTTGCAGCCGCCTGCATCATGCGAACTGTGAATGATTGTGCTGCTAATGATCCTACTAGAGATAAACTAGTAAAGGCTCATTCAGTTATGTGTGATCTTCAAAGTGCAATTGACTATGGTATAATTCAAAATTCGGAAGGAGAATAAAATCATGCCTTGGATCAGAAACATAAACAATGAGAAAGTTTACAAACCATCAATTTATACTAAGGAGGAACTGCCAACATGGTCAGAAGTCTATGAAGAGTTTTATCTAAAGAAATATTATGATAAGACTGTCATCAAAAAGAATAGGAAGTTATTTGAGGAGATTAATATTTATTGGAAGATTCCTCATTATAATTTCTTATTAGCAACAGTATGTAATCAATTTAATAAATCTTTATTTGAAGATGAGTCTTTACCTCAGGTAATTAAAGAACTTCTTTCAACTAAACGATTTGAAGAGATTGATAATATAATTGATATTAAATTCGTCTGTCACCCAATAGATGATACTCAGAAGATGATAGAAGAAACTTATCTTGGATTATGTTGTGCTCCTCCAATCTATACCATTCCTCTTCCGAATGGAAATGAAAATCCTTTCATTAGTGATTATACCAGAATCAATATTAAAGACATACAAGAAGAATTAGAATTCCATATTTTGATTTATTGCAGAATTGAAGATAATTTTACAGCATATGATATAGACGTTGAAAGTGATCTATTCAATGAAGTAATGGATGTAATGATATCTAAATACTGTGAATATTTCGAAGGTGATGATATTCCTGGATGGAAAAATCAACATGGAAAAGTAGATAAAAGTACTTATACGCATGAAAGATGTTTAGCAGGTTATGATCCTGCATTGTAAAAAAATATAGGGAGGTGGAATTCCACCTCCCTATATTTTTTTACTTTTTACCCGTAGCCGTGATCACATCACCATTTACTGTAACAGAATCATTTGTATTAGATTCTTTTATCTTCTCCATAGTTTCTTTGTCTGTAGAAACTTTTACACTCAATGAGTTATTATCAGGCGTACTGGGAGTTGTTAATGATGTAATCGTGTCAATCTTTGCAGCTTGATTTTTACACGTATCGTACACCTGAGAAAATGCATCATATTTATTTGTAACGAAATCTGTCAGTTTAGCTTGATCATCGGCTGGTAGAACTTTGCCCATAAATTCGGGCTTATACTTCTGCATAAATTACTACCTGCCTTTCTTTTTTATAATAAATCTGTGAGTTGTGGATTCTTCTCTATATTGATCTTACGCAATTCAACAATCTTCAGAAAATGAGATTTTGGTAAGTGATTAAAAATATAATCAAAAGTTGGATCATTCCTGAAAAGTCTGCCCAATTCCTCTATGAACATTAGATTCTTTTCAATGTTACTTGAACGCTCGATAGGGATCGGGCTACAATAAAAAGCAATCTAGTCATACTGTCAATAGGAATCATTGATCTGTTTTTACACTTAGGACACACGATATCACGAAGAGAGAATCTAAACTGATAAGGTTCAAGCATCAGACGAGTGATTTCAGAAATAGTCTGCCAGTCAACTTCATCAAGAGTATCAAGTACTTTAACTAAGTTATCAGCACCTGTGATTCTGTGGTTAATACCAGTAATTTTATCTTCAATAATGAAAGCTTTAATTGTACTGAGAGTAGCATAAGACATACCTCGAGATACAATTGAAGGATCTATATTTTTAGGATTTTCTAATTCTTTCATCTTAGAATAAATACTATCAAGATATTCATATGCAGAAATATGACCATAAACTGCTTTGAATCCAGATGTATGTAATGTTACAAAATCATTAGATGCTACTGGAGAAGTTTTATAAACTCTCATAATTTCTTCTGTAGTAGAAGCTTCTCCTGTTTCTTTCATTTCTTCAAGAACTGTAGGAGAAATTGTATCCATAGAAAGTAATTCACTAGGACTATAGATCCAGTCATAACTGTGACCACATTCTTTACCATTGTTACCTTTAGAATGACAATCAATAGAAACTACTTCTTTGTCCATTGCAGTCGCACAAAGGATCTTCCAAAGAATGAATTCAAGATCCATGAAAGAAGTCTTGCGTAAGAAGTCTTCAAACTTGGTAACATGATGAACAATTGCATCAGGAACATAATCAGGAAGTTCTACTCCTACTGGAGACTTAACAGTTTTCTTAGTCTTAGGATCTTTATAAAGTAGATATTCTTCCCAAGCACCAATAGACTGATTTTTGATGTGATTGAACGCAATAGACCATTTCTTACGTTCACCATCCAATGTATTCATTTCATTAGAAGAAGAAAGATCAATTACTTCAGGATATGTCAAACCAGTAAATGTAGCTCTATATTTAGATGCAGGAAGAGCTGCAACTACATCATTGGACTTTCTTTCATACTGAGATAGCAGGGCATCAATATTAGATGTATCTGCCTCCTGAATAGATCCAAATTCGAGATCAGAACCTTCAACAATATTCAATTCAATTGTTCTAGATTTCTTAATCTTATCTACTTCTTCCTGACTCCATGCAACCTGATCAAGATTTCTTTTATCAATAACGATTTTTGTATCAATTCCTTCAATACTGTCGCCTACGACCATTTTAGGTTTAATAGGTTCTGCAGAAGGAGTTCCCACTACGTTTTCTGTATTTTCTTCTGTAATTTCAGAAGCATTATCTTCTTCAATAATTTCACTTTCAGTGGATTGAACTTCTTCATTGTATTCGATGAAGGAAGGATAAATTTCTTTAATTTCTTCAAGAATTTTATCCAGACCTTCTTGTGCACGTTTATGATCTGTATCACCTGCACAAATCAACATTCTAACCTGTTCATTTCCAGGTGGAATATGAAGGTTTTTAATATTATGACGCTGCTTAGCCTCTTCAATATTTGCGAGTTTGCGGTTCATGTCGTCCATCGATTCTCTAGACTCCTGAACTGCCATGTCATCAGCAATGTTATGAAGCATCTTATCTTCAGTGAGTTTAACTTCATCCTTATCATATACTGCACCAGGCTGATTAAACTCTGACATTCCTTCTGTTAATTTAGGATCAGGCATCCATGCCTTCTTCTCCTTTTTAACAGGTGCTTCTTCCTGCGGTTCTTCTTTAGTTTCTTCATCAAATTCACGTTTTACATTGCCAGAAACAGGATGTTTACGAAAGATCTCTGCAGGATCAATTTCATGTTCATCTGCATAATCATTCATCATATCCATTACACTAAACTTATTATCAGACATAAGACTGACCTCCTTTAATATTTCATTACGATAGTAGTTTACTGAATTTAATTAATTATAGTGAGCAATCATAAAGATTGTATAATTGAATATTGCCCTTGTGTAACTAATGATAGTTGCTTCTCGCTGATATTGAGATCTGATATCAATAATATCAAACATCCAAATGTTTAGGATATCTCTGATTTCCTTTAACAATGGATCTTTAGATGTACCTATGGATCTATATAAAGATAGTCCAAAATTAATGAATTCACCAGATCCAACAGACATACTCGTTGGATTCTTAGAAAAATAAACAGTAATAATATTTTCAATTATCTTATTAATTCTATTATTTTTTGAGCCATTAATTTGAGCAATATACCCAGCTAAATTATCTTTATCAACTTTACTGTGATCAGCAGCAACTCTAATCATTGATTTATTAATTTCTCCAGTTGCAAACTTATTTGTAGTTTTATCTACGACCTGAGCAATATTAGTTGTAACTCCTTCCTGATCAGCTATTTCGCCATCATCGAAAGTAGAAACATTATTATGCTGAGTAGCATTCTTTTCTACATTATCATAGTAAGCATTTGCAATATTACGTATCTTAGATTTAATCTGATTATTCATTCTTTGCATCAAATCCATATACGTATTATCAGCTCCTATTTTCAATTCTTCTGTGAAGAATGATACAGCAGCATGAGCATCATATTTCAATAATTCCTGGAGATTATTCATACTCTTAATCTTAGATTTATTATTTAGATGCTCTATTGTATAATTCATTACATCTTCTTTTACACCAGTTTTCCAGAATTCTCGATATATCGTAGGATATTCACAAAACGCCCAAATATATTCACAGCATGTAACAATATCTTCATATCCTTTCTGAACGGCTTCCATGAGAATAGACGTAATTAAGATTTTATGCGGGGCATTGTAAACCCAACCAGTGAAAAATTTACTAATTTTTCCATAATATGCTTCTTGAACCATTACATCATAGAACTGTTTGATTTGATCAGGTCCAATATTAAATGTTGAATAAAAGAAATTAGCTTCTTTTTCACCAAATGTAAACATATATACCGGTCCAGATGTACTTAACTGTGTATGATGGTCATCAATGAATTTTCCAGTGAAGTCAATAATTGCATCCTGAATTTTCCTACTTGAT